AATCTCTGCGTCTACCCTAGCCTTCGCTTCTTCAGGCGACACGTCAGGCTCATTGTCCAACAGATTTTTTACAATGCCTAACGCCCCGCTGTCTGGAAGCAAGTCACCTACAGTGTCTAGCACATTGGGTGCTGCCTTAGCTAGCCACTTCCCTAGCCCGGTGTCCTTAATCTTTTTCTTTTCAGCCATCGTAATCTGTGTATGTTATGGTGCAGTCTTCACATCCTAGTGCCTCTGCAATCGCTGGGTAAACTCTTCTGTATGCTTCAGTAGAGCCCCCTACAAATCCAGTTGACTTTATGTTTTCTGTTTGAGTATTGCCTAGCAACAGGCAACCGCTCGTATCCCCTTCGTCATTGCCGCAATGAATCAGGATGTGCTTGAAATTAGGAACCTCCATCACCTCAAGCATCCCCTTGTGCATCTCTCCAAATCTTTTTGAATACCTATCGTGGTATCCTCCCCACGTTTTTAATCTGAGGTTGTATGTGCCAGATGGGATTCTTGTTTCGTGCATGACTTTTTCTTTCCTGTCTTCGTCCTCTAAGGTGAAGCAAAGAAATTCTCTGAAATCACTCCCGTTGCTTACATCAAACAGAAGTCCAAGCGTGTCATTCTTTTGACTACTAAACCTTACTACCTCTAGATTCATTCTTCCAATGCTTGTAGATAAATATCCGTCTCAATCTTAGACGGCTCTAGCATACTGAAGTAAGCCTGTGCCATCTCGCTTAACTCTTTGTAGTCCTGAGTATTCATGGACAAAGCCTTGGCTCGCATCACAACGTAGTAGTCTCTACTGTTCTTGACTCTCCTTTGTATTTCTCTGAGCTCACCTATATGCTTCTTAAAGGTGTCGGGGAACCTCTTCCGCATTGCTGTTTCAGCGATAGGTTGATTGAATCCTTTTGAGAAAGCGTTAGCAACCTTATCAGCTTGCTGTGGGTCTGCTCCTGCTTCTTCCATGAGCTTCAAGAAACGAACTCTTCCACCCTTCTCGTCAATGTTTTTGACAGCTTCAGAGAATTGAGGGTCACTGGCAGCCAGTGCGTCCGCAACCACTTCATACGCAGCCAAGTCTTCCTCGCTGCCTAGGGCTCTTTCCTTACCCATGTTGTCAAGTGTCTTGATTAACTGCTCGGCTTCTTTGTTTCCGAAACCAATCAAGTTACCTCCAGTCATAGCTAGCTTCATGTAGAAATACATTGCCATGTTTGGCCGGTCTTCAGGTCTTACGAAGTACTCCCTTCCTGTAGATGTAACAACTTTGTTGCTACCACTAGACATACTAATGACGTTAATCATAGTGTTGTGAGACTCCGTAAGGAACTGACCGTATGGTCCGACGTAAGACAGCATAGACATAGGGTCACCCGGTTCAGTCCTAGACCCATAGATAGGAACACCACCTTTAACCTTGGACCAGCGCTCATAACGCTCGTCATAGCTCTCTTCACCTATGCCGAAGTTGTCCTCTTCAAGAAGCGGGAATATTAAGTACTTGTTTACAGCAAACCTCATACTATTGTCAATCATCGCAAGAGGAATCTGCGGGAGGAAATCCACCAACGTAGATGCCCCTACATCCCACCAAGCCTTCTGCTTATCCTCTTCTGTTAACTGGTCTTCATCATCCCCAAAGATTGCAGATACTATAGCTGGCAACAGAATCTTACCCACCATGTGGAACGTAGCCAGCTCCGCAACACTACCGACGAGCGCCTTACCTCCTTCTCCTTTAGCCTTACCGCTTCCGTAGAAAATCTTCTTGACATCCGAGGTGATGCTTCTCTTCTTGTTGACGGCAAACCTAGAGAACGGGAGCAGAAAATTCTGCATTAAATAGGCGAGTTGAGGAGCAAAATCACTGCCCCCAGCGTACAGGTCAGCGGCCTGACGTGGAGTAGAAGCCGCTTGGTCTTTCGTCACCAATGAATCCGCATAACTCAGTGCCTCTTTGTTGGGACTAACGGCCTCTTGCTCCCAGTCAATGTCGCTTACACTGTCAACTACACCCTGCTCAATTAGCGCATCAGCATAGAATCCAAACCACGAAGCGATAGCAACCACCTTGTCCGTACCCTTGAGGTTCTTGAGTGCGAGCTTATTTAGATACTCCGTCACCTTTTGGAACTGCGTAGCGTCAAATTCCATAGACCCAGTAAACGGGTCGATGTTACCGGCCTCGTAATCCCTGCTGAATACCGGGGAGTTCTGCAATAGTCTGTATCTGCCGTTGTTGTCCAGAGCAATCTTAGAGTCAGCCATGAACAAGCCCTTACCGCTGTGGTAAACCATCTCGGCTACCGTTTGCAATACATAGGGGAATGTCTTCAGTGGGTTCTTCGCTTGGAAGAAGGTGTTCAAGATTACTGGCGACTGCTTAGCCGTCTGAATCAAGAATCCACCAAAAGCCTTGGTGATTACAGCCAGCCTAATAATGTAGCTTGGGTTCTCGAAACGTTTACCGAACAAGACAAAGTCCTTCTGGAATACAGCGGGAACCTTGCCCGTGTCTTGGTGTACGTACTTGGAAATCTTTCTTTCTAGAGCCTGTTTAACTGTAGTATTGGGTATAAGGTCAGTGGCCTCTTGGGAATTCATAACGAATCTATGTGCCAGTGTAGAGCCAACAGTCTCCATTAGCGTAACGTTCTCCCTCAATGTAGATTCATTGACTCTTAAGAAGTCTAAACCAATAATAGCTTTACTCCCTGACAATGACCTTGGGTTACGTTCAAAGCTACTTCCAGCAACCTTCTTGGTTTGACCAAGTGCTGATTCAGTAAGGGCTTTGTGAAAGCCTTCAAACATTCTCATGGTTTCATTTACCACATCGTTTTTAGTTTGAATACGGACATCAAAAGGAGTGTAGTTGTCCTCCATCACTAGCTCTTTACCTAGGTATCTCTCAACGTAGTTAGAGAACTGAGGAATCAAACCAACATGCATATCAACCATGAAGTCTACAAACTGAACTAACTCAGGTGATTCAGACTTAACCTTAGCTTGCAGCTCCTGAAGGCTATTGGTGTCACCAAACATAAAGTCATACGCTGCTTGCATTTCTGCAATCTCCGCCTTGGAAAACGCGCCACCTGCTGCGACCTGCTGTTGATTGTGGTATTCAATCGTGCGCTGCATGACTCCCTTTAGATTCACAAACCACTCAGCGGCGTTCTGACCTTCCTGAGTTTCATTGTCAATGACGGGGACTTGACGGCTCATAGAGAATATCTGCATGATAGCCTTCTGACGAACTCCAGTAATCTTTTTCTTGCTCTTTCTCTCTAGCTCCTCAACCTTCTCAGACATCTTCTCTACGAGCATTGAGTGCCTGAAGTCAGCTCTACCGAAAGCGCCTTCAATAGAACCAAAGCCCAACGAACGTCTGAGTCTTGCTATCGTGATGTCATCCGTAGAAAAAGCCATCCGAATGTAGGAGTCAACCGTGTCCAAAAAGCCCATGTAAACCTTGGGTCTAGCCTGAAGACCTTCTTTCTTGAGACTTGCTAAATCACTAGCGTAATCTATATTACCTCGGACCAATGAATGAACATACCCCAATCCAAACACAGAGCCATTAACAATGAAGTCGTCAAGCTTGTAATCTAGGTGAGCTAGCTGTCTCCTATTAAGCTTTAGTAGTCTGTTCTTTAGGTCCGCGAAGTTCAGTTTACTCGGGTCTGCAATTCCTAAGATGTCTGCAATCATAGGCTCTTCTAGAAGCACGTCAAGGTTAGCTGCAATTCTAGGCAACATGACGTCATCTACAATCATCTCTGATTCCTCTTCATTCTTGCCTGACTTCTCGTTGTACAGTGCCTCAAGTACACGCTCAAGGTGAGCGGGATTGCTGCTATCGAGCTGGTCGTTTACATTATTCTTATTCCACTCATCGATGTATCTAAGAATGTTCTTTCTGTTTTGAGATAGTTGAGACCTCTCATAACCAGCCTTGATTTTGTTGTACTCCTCGTCAACCGTAGTGTTGTTCTTAAGGGCCAGTCTCTCAGCTCTTGCTGCAAAGACAGCGTTTCTTCCTAGCGTTTCTTTAGATTGAAACTGAGCAACCAAAACTGCTAGGTCTTCAGCGGGTAGCTTAGGAAACGACACCGCTTCCCTTCCGTCTTCTCCCTTCTTTATTTGAGGGGCTTTCATCGAGCCCAGCGTAGCAAGGAGAGTCTGTTCGAAGGTTGTAATATCTTCGTTGTCCAGTAATGCTGGGTTGATTTTAGCTAATGCTTCTGCGTACTTGTTGTATGTCGCTGTAGACTTCAGCGCCTCGCCAGCCTTCCTTGGCTTTGCTGCTTTCCCTAGTCTCTTCTGCAATCCCCTAACCCTATTTACTTGGTCGAGGTACTCCTGCATTGCCTTCTTGGTATCTCTAGCATCGAAGACGGCAGATAGCTTATCAATAAACGTCTGCATAACCTCAAAGCCTTCCGCCTTTACCCTTTTCCCGGACACTCGGTGAGCTTCTCTTGCAATCTTAAACAGCTTCTGAACCTGCGAGCTAGTAAAAGGAGTCTTGGAGTTTTCCTTCATTCGTTCCTTGACAATTTCTATTGCCTCCCTAAGGAACTCTTTGTAGTTTTTAGACTTGTCCCTCAATTGTTCGAGGTCGGTTCTAAGATTCTTGGCTTCAGTGGTAAGCTTTCTCACCTTCTTGTTCACCTCTTTCTTTCCAATGAGTCTTCCACGCTTGAAGTCATAAGCCCTACGGTACGCAGCAAGCGCAGCCTCCTTGGACATGCCCATGTCCTGTAACAGCTTTAAGATTTCTGGCTTGGCGTATGCCATGGTAGCCATCTGCCCAATAGACGCTTCGAGTCTTACCGGGTTCTTTCTTCTCTTGTCTCGCTTTACTGTGGGGTTACTGTATTCCTTGTCTAAGAAGTCAGCAATCTGACGAGTCAGGTCACCTTGAAATTTTACTTCCCCGGATACATCCCCTGCACTACGGCTAGTTCCTCCCCCTCTAGTTCCTTCCCGTCCAGAAGCTCCACCGCTTCTATCCACGTCTCTAGATTCGGGCTGCTCTCTGCCAATCTTGGATACGGCGTCCCGAATAGCGGGAGCCCAATCCGGCGTTCCAATTCCGCCTGCTTCTTTGAGAAGCCCTTCTCTAAGTTGCTCTCTTGTAATTTCTGCATTTCTATACTTGGTATGGAGTGATTGAATCCTTGACTTATTTGCCTCGCTGTTCTTAAATCCAGCGGTATAGAGAAGCCTGACAGCCTCCCACGTAATGCTTTGCATCTCTCTTGGAAGCAAGCCTCGTTCCTCAGCGGCAATCCTATATGCTTCAAGATAAGCATAATAGTTACCGGAAATAGCGTGAACTGACGAATTAGAAACTTTTAACTCAGCGAATCCTTTCTTCAGGGCCCAAGGTTTCCAGTCTGCAACGCCCTTTACTTTTATACCAGCTGCTTTGGCTAGATTGGCGACCTCTTTTCCCCCGTAAACAACACCGTTCTTGTCTATGAAGGTGCCCCCAGTTGCTCCGAAGTTAGCTCCCACCTCCCCAGAAGAGGAAGACATGGGCTTGAGGAGGGCCGCTCCTACAGCGTGAGTATCAATGGTGGTGTCTGAGCCAAATCCGGGGTTGTGGATGTTGTTGAAGAAGTGTCGAATCTTGTGCTGCTCACCAAGCACCCTAGAAATCTCAGCTACATCTTCGGTAAGCAGGGCCGAAACAGCCTTGTCAATCATAGTCAAGGAAGACCAAGCGGCCCTCGACTCCTTGCCTTGTAAGTTTGTCTTCTTACCCCCCCGCTCACCGCTCGGTGTAATGATGTCGTAAGACCTAGACATGTTCAGGTCAACAAAGGCCCACACAGCCATGGCTCTGACATTTCCCGGAGGGAGCTCAACAATAGAAGTACCGACGTACTTAGACAGCTCTCTAGCCCACGCAACTTTTGCACCCCCTGCATTCATGAAGAAGTCTACCATCTCTTGCGTGACTGGCTTATTGCCATTGTTAACCACAGCTTCGATGACCACCTCTCCAAGTCTGACGTTTTGGTACCAGTCCTTTTGAGGGGACAGGGCAGCAATGGCTGCCGCAACCTGAATCGGGTCAATGTCGTACTCCTCCGCCAGTTGCTGGGCAATAATGTTGGCACCATCGTACCAAAGTGTAGCAACCTCCCTTAGGTCTGCCTCGAACGCATCGTGAAGGAAGAGCAGGTTGTTCTTTGCTTCCTCAATAAAGATATCGTACACCTCATCAGCGTACTTCATTGCGTCCTTACCCTCGAAAACAGAGTTCTTAAACTTTCTTACGCCTGCAACGATGTCAAGTTGAGACAAAAAGAGCGCGTTCTTGACGTAGATTTTAGGCTCGTTTTCTTTTACGTGAGCCAGACTAAGTATGTAGCTGTCATCTAGCTTAGATGATTTTGCAGTACCATACCCTTGACCAATTCTAGTCCCTTTAATGGTTTGCTTTTTGATTGACCGAGCAAACTCGCCCATCAACTTGGGCCCGAACTTAGGGTCGTTCTCTGGACTAGGCTCAGCGAGCGCGTCTTGGAACTTGATAGGCACCCCTTCTGGCGTGGTCTTACCAGTGTCAAACATTGGGTCAGAAGGAAGAACCTTCTTCGTGTCCTTGGCAAGGACAAGAGCACCGATTTGAATGAGCTCACTAGCTTCGGTGACGGGCATACCGTCGCGCTTGTCGTAGAACCAACTGTGTCTATAGGGATTCATACCAACCTGAACCCACCCCTCCTGAACACCCTCAGACTTATGGTCCTTGTGGTACTCTTTGGAGGCCATAATTTTCTCAGCCTTAGCCTTGATGGTTGCGGGGTCGTGATTCACCCAGTCACCGAACATCCTAGCTATTGTAGTCTTGTTTGTTCTAGTTGCAATACTCAACGAGCCGATTGGACTACCGCCAAACTTGACACCTTTAATTACGCCAGTCTGAGAATAAGCAACAGCCTTTCCGCTGGTGTCGCCAATCTTCTTTGCAAATGAGGATGCGGTCTTGTTGCCTTCGTGAACAGAGGCAACCCATACATCGTAAGTATTGTATGCAGGGATATCTAATCTCAACCCAACAAAGTAACCCTCTGGTAATTCCTTATTGAGGTCGTAGATTCCTGTCTCCAACTGAGAACTTTTCAAGGCTGCGCCAATCTCTGGTAGCGTAGGCATATCGGGCACTACATCAAAAGGCGTGATAGGCATAACCCCTCTTACCACTTCGATGTATTGTTCCTGTGTAAGCGTCCCCTCTTTCATGGCCTCAATAGCCTCTACATTTCTGGGGACTCTATCAAGTCTTTGGTTTTTATCTAGCTTGAGTTCTGACTTAAGTTCTGTAAGCTGTTCCTCTGTTAAGTTGGCTGTGCTTAGGAAGCTCTCTAGCCCGGCGCCAGTTCTCAAGCTTTCATCAAGCTCTCCTTGAAACCTAACCTCCTCGTCGTCAGAAACTTGACGCTCTTCAGGCTTTAAATTCAGCCCCTCTGTAGCCTTTGAAAGACCAGCTACCGCCTCTGTAACATCTTCGCCCGAAGCCATCCTTCCCGTTAGGTTTTCAATAGCTCTACCTACGTCAGAGATGCCCGGAGTTGGAATCTTTCCAACAAAAGGCAATGGGCTAAGACCACGGTTTATCAATCCAGAAAACCGCTCAATCAATCCACGCTTCACCTCAATGCTCAAGTTACCGGCAGAGATGTCCGCTAGAAGCTCCGTCAAAAACTCATCTGCAAATGCAGCAGACTGCATAAGCTTAACTATGTCGGTCTCCTTTGTTCCGTCAATACCTAAAGCCGTTAGTTGCTCTTGAACTCTCTCGCTTTGAAGCACTCTACTTAGGTACTTGCCGAACTTGTTGGCAACACCTTCACCTTGAAGAGATTGCGCTAGCTCTGTAGCTAAACCAACGAGAGCCTCGTCACCCAACATCGCGTCAAGACCTAGCTCGTGGTACCCTTCGTGGTACGCTGTGTTTTCAAGAATCGCAGGAACGAGCAAATGAATTTTGTAACCGCCGTCTTGTTGCTTAGCGACATACACACCTCTACCAACCTTTCCACCCGGGACAGAGTTTGCCATAGACGCTATAGTCTTATGAATCATAATCCCCTTGAACCCCTTCTTCGTCTTCGATAATGTCTTTACCGCAGTGATTGTGTTCCTTAAGCCATCCATAACGGCCTGAGGAGAAGATATTCTACCTAACCCAAGAGGCAAGTTCAATGCCATTTTATCGAGCAACAGATTATTAATCCTGTCAAGGACATTATCCGAGTTTGCTTCGTCAACAACAACGCTTTCCTTTCCTTCAAACAAGGTGTCAAGACTGTACTCTTCAAGAACTCTGGACACGTTGTCCATTATCTGGTTAGTCGTAGTCCGAGAACCCAAGTCGTGAGAAACATCAAGGTCTGTTTCCAGCTTTGCTCTCTGCTTAACCAATCCGTTTACTTCGTTCCTAAGTCTTCTTCTCTGGCTTTTGTTTTCAGTGCGTTCGTAATCAATAGCCTTCTTCGTAATCTGTGTTTGAATATCTACAAGAGTTGAGTAGGCTTCGGGGTCTGATTGTCTTAGCTCTTCATAGTAATCTCTTCGCTTCTTTCCCTCCGACTCGTTCTTTTGAATAGCGCCTACTAGTCTAGCCATTACTTCTCGGCGACCAGATACAGTTTCTTGAGCGTCTAGTTCTTTCTTGAGCTGTTGAATTACCAGCTTAGATTGTATAGACGGGATAGAACTTGCAGCTAAGCCAAGTGCCCCAACAGATGAACCAGCACCTGCAATACCACCACCCATCACAGCACCTGCATAGAAGCCGTTCTTTATGGCCTTGTCCATTTGGACAACATCAATGTCTTGACCTTTTGCGTTCTGCTCAATGACGTACTGCATGCCGCCTGTGACAGCCTCTGTAATCGCCTCTTCTCCCATTGCAAGGGGAGTGTTCATGATTGCACCGTAGATGAAATCAGCAGCGCCTTTTGAGTTAGCCCTTAAGCCTTTAAACCTGTCAAATATTTTAGCACCTACAAATGCGGGCGCACCTTCTGCAACACCATACCCTAGAACGAAACCACCTTGCTGTACAACGTTCATCTTATTGAACCATTCCTCGTCACGAGCAATGTCATAAGCCGTCAACGAGCCCATCCCAGCTACAACTCCAGCAGTGAGCTTACTGTTTCCTGTAAGCCTTTGAGTGACAATAGCAGCAGCCATCATTGGCACACTATGGCCGAAGTCAGAGACAACATCTGCCATGCCTCCAGACCAGTCTCCGTTTTCAAACTTTGAAGCAGGGTCAACTTGAGGCGTTGAACTGTACCTATCAATAGAATTTGATAATTCCTTATAGGCTTTACGGTGCATGTCTGTCTTCTGCCTTCCGTATGCCCACTCCCCAAACGCTAACTCAACAGCGTTTACGCCAACGTCCTCTAATCCGACACCTAACGTGCCCACTATCTTAACAACTTCTGAGCCTAACCCACGGAAGAAATCAGCAGTAACGTTACGTCCTTCAGACGTGTCACCGATGTACCCAGTGTCGTTGAGGTCCGCCATAATGTCGTACTCCTCAAGGAGGTGACGCTCAAGATTTCTTACGTTCTCTTCATCAGTAAAGAAGTCTGCACTCAGTGTACCTTTTATAGCGTCATTAGTAGAACTGTTCACATCGGCCATGAGCCGCGCCTTAGCCGCACTTAACCTTCGTTGGTAGTACTGCTCTCTAGCAGACTCTTTAAATGCTTTGTTCTTATCTTGAATCTGTTCTTCAGAAAGCCCAGCTAAAGATTCGGCACCCTCTACTATCTCTTGACCAAACGCGGTGTATAGGGGGTTTCCTGTAGCTCCCATTGCGCTTAGCCCACGTCCTCTACCACCTACAGAAATAGACTCAGCAACAGAGTCGTCGTCTCCCATTTGAAGTCCGCTTGAAAAAGCGTTGTCAGAACCCTTCAAGAGCTCCTCTAGTACCGAGTCATCGTTGTATGGGTTTAGCTTATTGCCATCACCATCTTCTCCTGAACGAGACTTAATAGAAGCCATTAGAGAAGCATTCATCATGCGTTGCTCTTCATTGCTCGCGGACCTCCAGCGTTGAGCTGCTTGAGGTCTTCCCGTTGCTTCGTAGTACCTGTCTGAGTTAAAGTTTATGTCGAAGTAATTCTCTAAGGAGTTCTGATATGTGTCGGTATACGCGGTAATGATGTCAGCATCTTGTTTGCTAATGTCATTCCCGTCGTATAGGTACGAAGTCAATACCTCCGTCTCAGCCCTTGCATTGTATCGGTCAATACTCTCTTGAGAGTAAGGGTCAACGATATTTACGCTCGGAACTGTACCCGAATTTCCAGACGCTTCTCTCGAAGAGACATCGATACTCGAGGTAGAATCCGTAGAAACCTCTTGAGCCAAAAGAGAACCCGATGCGGAAGTTTTTTCTTTTTTTTTTTGACCGTAATAGTCGTTGATGATTTGGCGTACTTCTAATTTAGAGGCTCCATTAGCAATGGCTTCATCAACAAGTGCTTTCAATTCTGGCTCCATACCTTATAGATTTTCTGGTCTCACAAAGGTAAGTGTTCCTTCTTCTATTTTTGGAAGCAGGCCATTGGCTTTCATGCGAGCAATCTGAACTTCCATGTCTGCTTGAAGCTCTTCGTCGAGAGCCTCATAATAATCTTGCACGCCCTCTACAACATCTTCATTTAAATCAGCGAGGTCATCCAATACATTCATGAACGTGTTGTACGCTTCAGCCGTTTCGATAGTTGCTGGTTCCTGAGCTGCCGGGCCTGAACTTTCAGGTATCTCTATGTTCGATAAGTCAACTGCTGCTGTGGTGTCTGATTGAGCAGGCTCCGGAGGAGGTGGTGGTGGCGTCGTAACTGTACTGTCAGTTGACGCTGTAGGAGGTGGTGGTGGCGTCGTAACTGTACTATCAGTTGACGCTGTAGCTGGACCACCTGTACCTGTTGACGCTGTAGCCGGACCACTTGTACCTGTTGACGCTGTAGCCGGACCACTTGTACCTGTTGACGCCGTAGCTGGACCACTTGTACTCGCAGCAGTAGTGCTTGAGCCTACGGGTTGAGCTTGAGGTCTAATGATTCCGCTTTGGCCGAGAGAACCCTCTCTTAATTCATTAGTCAGGAACAATTCAATCTTGTCTCTTGCCAACAACCTTTGGTTTTCTGACATCGGCTTATTTCCCGATTCAAAAAGACCGTTGTTTAATCCCACTTTAAGCCTAAGGAATTCAGGTTCTCTTTGAGCGAGGTCAATAATGGTATTGTCATACTTCTTGAACCAATCTTTAATAATTTGCTCCGCTTTCTCTTGAGACATGCCACCGTTAAGAAGAGCGTCAATGCTCTCTTGTCTGCTTTTAGTAGCAGACACCTTGTATCCGATTTCAGCACCTTGGTCATTAAAGATAATCTCCTCAATCTGAAGACCCCTTCCTTCCATTGTTACTTGGTACCTGTTGTCAGCAAGTGTTGGCATGATAAATTGCTGGTCTCCATTACTCGCGTCAGTGGCAATAAGCCCGGGAGCTTGAGCCAAGTAAGCCTCCATATCTTCAGCAGATTCAGATGATGCTTCTCTCATAGCTTCAGCCATTGCCGCCGCTTCGTCGTTAAGCGACTCTGCATATAATCCAGCCTCGTTGTCTTTACCAATTCTTTCTGCTATTGTTCCTGCCACCCCTTCATAGTAAGTAGCTTTTGCCTCACGTACTGCTCGAATCTGAGCGAGCTGCTCTTCGCTTCCCGGCGCTGGATTAGTGTTTCTAAATTGTTCCAAATCCACGTTGAACACGTACTCTCCATCTTCGTTGAATGAACCCTCAAGAAAACTAGCTCCCGGCATGTAGGCTTCTGGAGGATAAATCATAGCTGCGTCAAGGACATCTTGTTGAGATAACTCCTTTTTGTTTGGAGCGTCGTTGACCTTGTATCCGTAGATAGAAATGGCTTGACCCATTTCATTAGGGTGCGCTTGATTCTTTTTGTCTAGCACTCTCTCTACGTCTGAATACAAAAGACCTAAGTCCAAATCACCCGTCTGAAAGTCAGTGCCTTCAAACCGTACTTGATAGGTTCCTTCAGAGTTAGCAAAGTTCTCCGAGTACATAGTGTCTGAAATAGGAGCAACTAAATATTCTGTTCCTTCAAACTTAATTGGGGGGGCATATGCATTTCTTGCGTTGTTAAGGCTTGACTCCCTCCAAGGCACTTGTTTACCGCTTTCATCTTGAAAAGCAAAAGAGCCGTCGGCAAGTCTTACAGGAACACCGCTGTCGTGAACATTGTACTCAGCCTGAATCTCAGGCACAGAGACCGATGCATTTTGAAAGTTTCCAATGGCAACATTATCCATTATGTTTTTTTCTGCCGAGGACACAGCAGTGCCGATATTGACTAGGTCAACGTATTCTTGCTTAGCAGCTTGATAAGCCTGAACATCTTGAGCCCTGCCAGTCGAGTAGGCCATAGCCGCTTTTTCCTGCATATCCCCAAGAAGCACTTGACCCATTCTGTTATAGCGCCCACTTAATCCAGCGGGCACGTTTGCTTGTTGTGCCTTTGTGAACCCCATACGGGTATCTAGCTCAAGCTGACGTTGCTTTCTCTTCTCTGTGATTTCGCTCAGGCTAGAGGCAATGTTTGCCCCAGCTTGTCTCCCCATCTCCGTGAAGCTAACTCTATCAGCGAGGAAGCCGGTCTTAAATTTTTCAGCCATTAGTCTGCTTTTTCAAAGTCATTAACCATAGTTTCCACTTCCTTTCTTAAGACCTTCATTCCTTTGATTGACGTGTCTCTTGACTTCTTCTTAAGTCGGTTGGCGCGAGCTGGGTCAATTACGTACTCACCTCCCGTGAGAGCAAGCCCCATTGATTCTCCTTGCTCGTCAACCACGTACATCTCGTTCTCTTCATGGCTGAACTTCCCGGGAGTTTTTTGAACCTTAGCACCTGTTGCCCCTGTTGCCCCCTCCTTCAATGAATTCAGCCCAATACCACCAACAGCGGCGGTAGCAGCACCACTAACGAGTCCGCTAAAACCCTGTCCGATTTGCTGTCTAGCCTGTGCAAGTCTAGCTTCACTTAGAGACTTAGCGTCATACCCATAAGCGATATCTCTAGTAGACCTATTCTCACGAAGATTAACTTCTCGCTCTCTAGCACCAGCTAGGTTCGTAAGTGCCTGTGTTTGTAGCTGCTGTTGATTCAACGCTTCCGTTCTCATTTGATTTTGAGCCTGAGCCTGAGCGCCCATAATAGCACCCAAACCACGTGAACCATACTGCTGTGCTGCTTTTGTTGTGGTTGCCAGTGAACGATTGATATCGTCGGTACGCATCTGCAATAGCCGCTGGTCATACGAATTTTTTACAGCCTCATAGTATTCACCCGGGGTAGACAGGGACGGCTGGTTTGCCAACACCTTGTCTAGGTTTTCGTTAGCTTTAGCCAGCTCTCCCTTTGCGCTCTTCTTTGCGCTGAAGCCCGTAATGATATCTGCGATACCACCAAGGGCACTTCCAGCGCCCTGAGCAATCATCCCCGCATAGTCGCCTGTCAGTCCGTATCCATCTTGACCACCACCACCACCACCACCTGCTGCTGCTGCCGCTGCTTGTTCGTTTTCGTCCATGGTTACAAATTTATTCTTTTTGGTCGTTATGCAATGGTGAAACAGCATATACTGCGTTTACAGCAAAGAGCTCTACCGAAGCAGTGTTGTCGTTAGTTAGTTTTATTTTAGCGTGATAGTCTCTGATTTTATCTCCATTGATTTCGTCTGGAGAAACTGCCATCATAGTGCCACCGACACCACCAACGAAGGAGCCGCTAACCTGAATTGTATTTCTGTCTAAAACTTTTGTTATTGTAACACCCTGACTGGCCTGACTGTTTGCTGCTAGCAAGAACATCGTGTCCCCTAAATTAAACGGAAGGTTGCTAATACGGCTAGAAAAAGTAATCTGATTGAGGCCACCTCCACCAACCGCGCTAACTGTGCCAAGCACCACCTTATGGGATGTGTTGGCCGTTGAGTTAGCTGTAATGTCCTTAGGTATCACAGTGTAGTACATGCCTTCCCTCTCCTCGTACATAGGCTCTGTGATGTTTGTAGTCTGCTCCGTGTTAGAAATAACAGCGGCCCATGTATCACTACCTTCCAAGCTTAGTGCGTTGTAAACCTTGACAGAGGATGGATTTTGCTTAGCCACTAATTCCACAACAGAATTAAACTGGTTCCCGTAAAAGTTGTTGTACGTAGAGCTTACGTTGTGTCTGTAAATCTGACCGTTCTCGAAGGAGAAGAATCTATTGTGCAGGTTTGCGTAAAGCTCAGGGTTAAATGAGTATTCAGTTAACCAAAAGTTCTTTGTCGCACTCCAAGCAACAGTCTTCCCGTCGTCATCCGCCCCTGCCGCAACAACAACATCTGCGCTCGCATCGTTACTTTCCAGAGCAGCAATAGCAACACACTGAGTAGGAAGCTTAATTGAACCGTCAGATGGATTGAATTGACAAACCCCACGAAACTTTCCTTTCGAGTGAATCACGTCCATCTCGATAGTCGCAGTACCCTTGTTTAGAGCGGGCTCAATAAAAACAGAGGCACGCTCTGTAAGCCTGTCAATATACATCACAGAACTTCCAACCTTATTCCACTGAGGCAACCTCTCCACTGGACGAATCACGTCAGAACTCCAAGTCACTGGGTCTTTATCCCAAGTCAGTAGATTCTCAAAAGAACTTACAGGCTTCACCTTTCCGCTTGCTGATGCGATTGTCGGATTAGTGTCCGGTGTAGGCACATCGCCAACATCAACACTACCTATTGAAATATCGTTTACTTGTTGACCTTCAACAGTGACCACATACTCGCTGTTCTCTGGGTCGAAACCACAAGGGACTCTTGGAATCTGTTCTCTTACTATGAGGTCTGCGAATAACCCTTCAAAGAATGACTCCATCTTAACGTCACTAATCGGCTCGATGCCTTTAGCTGACACCCTAACAACTTTACCTGCCTCCATGTCACAGAAGTAGGTGACACCGAACCTTTCAATAACAGACTCAGGGTTTCTTCCCGGGCCGTAAATTCCAGCGTAGTATGTCTCTGTCCCTAGTACGTTCTTGCTGGTAACAAGCATACCGTCTTTTGCTGATTCAATCAACTGCCTGCCTACAGGGGTTACGCTGCACTTCTTTTCTTGAAGGACAAGTAAAGACTCTCCTTTATCTACAAGGTATGTGATGAAACCATCAGATGAATTATAGTCCTTGTATGGGAACAGCACAGGATTAAACGATGACAAGTTCAATCTAGAGGAATCAGAAACAAAAGGCTCGCTATATGTTACTGCTGATGTTCTCGCAATTTCTTTTTGGTCAGGCGTTTCTATGTGAGGTCTTCCGACGCTGACTGCATGAGAGTCAAAAAAGTCACTAATCCGTTCATCCTCGACTACATACTTGGCATACGTAGCGCTATCAACGTCAATCGGACTGAAGGGACGGACAAGGTCGGCCTGAAGAGCGGGTATGTAAGGGACTTCAGGGTTAGTCAATTGCTCCCTGATTCTCATGTACACGTCTCCTTGGTCTAGGGTAATCACCCCGGGAAACAATCCGTTACTTCCTGTAGCCGATATTGTATTGCTGCCAAAAGATGTACCAACGACGTTTTGATTGAATGAGTTTGAGGGGTGAGTAGTGTATGTATGTGTTCCGTCTCCCTCATCAAAGACATTTTCCACGAACGTATGCCCGCTAGTAGTTCCGCTGGTCAATACCTTGTCTCCACGGTACAATCTTTGAGTGGAGCTAAATCTATTGGGTGTGATTACAGAGATAGAAAACGTCGGAGACGTAGAATTACTCCTGTCTCCAGCGTGAGTACGAACTCCACCGACTTCAACAATATCATACTGTTCTCCTACTTCGAAGTAAACCTTTGTCTCTGAGGACCTCTTAGGTCTGTATATTTCTACTAGGCACCGCTGCGAGAAAAAGTCCACTCCTTTTCTTACAGCCTCTCTATCGAATCCCGGTGATGAGTTGTCTCTAATAGTCAGAAACCATCCGGTAGACCTATAGTTATCTTCGTCGTCTTCCGACGTCGTGTCCGTAAGCTTAATAGGGTTCTCATCGTCGTCTTGATAATACTTGTATGAGGTGATTTTAAACTCAGTCATAGGGCGAACAATACCCTCACCGTCTGAATATTCAAGAACCCTGAGTACGTCACCCTCTTTGTACTCATAGCTAATCTCAGCACCCTTAAAGTCCTTGTATGAGTTTGACTTACCCTCGAAGGCACGCATAGACAAGAATATCTGACCGTTTATACCGCCTTCAAGACCTTGCAATACCGGCCTTGTTTTCACCCCGTCGTTTGAACGTATGTCAGTGAAGTCTGTTCTCTTCCCTAGTGCAGCCTCGGCAATAGAAACTTGCAGTATCTTCTCATAGGTGTTGTTCTTAGAGTATACCGGAGCCCACTTTGTGGCCCACTCTGGTGGCTCATGAAGAACCCTAAAGTCTACACTTGTTCTTCCTTCCCTTCCCTGTCTCTGGGCATTACCAAAGTGAGGGACGCTTATCTCTGAAATCTTTTGAACTCCAGACGCTCTATTTCTGTGGTCGTAGTAGACCATGCCAAAGTCATGTCCCGCACCAGCCTTGAACGAAGTAAGGTCTGAGCCGTCAGATTGAATAATATCCAACGCCCCTCCAGCAACATCATAGTCAATAAAGTAAGACCTTATAGCCCCGTTGTTTCCGTTGCTCCAATCACGAAGTCCTTTACCCGATACTGGGTTTACGTATTGACTGTCTATGATAAGACTAATGTTAGGCCCGCTAAATTGATATGCTGTAAACCCGTTATTAAGTACACCTCCCCCTTGAAAGGTGCCGGCTATTGGGTTGGTGCTACCATTAACAAAATCATTCCCAATCACTGACCCTGAGCTAGTGGTTTGCACAGGCGCTACAGCGTGGACAGCTTCTAAGTCTACACCAATGCAGCGAATTTTAAATTTCACCGTGCTATCAACCTCATTAAGCTCAGCCGAAGCAATCTTATAATCTAAAACACCTTCCATCCATACCGCTAGCCTGTCTGCGTCACTACTGTTACCGGCTGTCTGATTCCCAGCGCTAGCATGAACCATTGCGCTTGCTCCAGAAAGGATGTGAGGGTTATTAGCCGGATTAGTGAGTGGTTCGCTATTGTAAGTAACAGGCAACTGTGCCTCTAAGCCTACAATATTTTCTTGAATCCAAGTAAAAAACTCAGCCGTTGTGTTTGCGGACGGTGCAGAGAATTGAGACTGAAAGGTAAGATTACCTATTGGCTTTAAACTAATGGCGTTGTAGTTGTTGTCGCTATCAAGAACAAAGACGCTACTAGAGTGAATCAAAGTATCCCCACCGCCGGAGTACGTTGCTGCTGTATACTGCTGCCTAGTGGCGCCAACAGCATCACCGGTTGCTTGGCCTGCCTGAACACCCTGAGTTGCCACTAAAGCGACCTTACTAGATGCTAGGCTAACGTTGAAATCAACCACACCCTGATTAGCCTGAACCCCTCCAGAAGGGAAGTTAGATAAGTTAAGGTTGAAATGGATTCCGTCAGTTGTTGAATCTCCAAATCTGGCAATAGGACTTGATGGTAACCCCACACCAAACGCTGGGTTGCCGCCCACCTCAGCAAACATATGTTGATTCCGCTCAAGCTCACTATTACTGGTTGTGATGACTTCAGTCTCACCGTCAACCATAGGCAGGTTTAAGTTTATTGCCGTCGCTTCACGTGGGGAAAAAACACTATAAGAATAAACGTCTGTCTTCTCTAGGTTATCAAACCCTTCTACGTAATCGCCGTACATTAAACGACCGTTACATACAGCTTGACTAGACGCAAGCCTAGGCACAGCGTCAAAGGGCTTATTGACCTCTTCATCACTCAGAGCAGGGTAAACACCGTCGTTTCTAAATGTGAATGACTGGGTGCCTCCGGATATATTGTTGTCTAGTTCCGCAACCTTAAGAAACAATTGCTCGTTATTCTTTCTTGCAAACGCACGAATCTTACGTACAGGGCCGTCAGAGTTAGATACGGTAACCTCCAGTTCATTGTTCAAGCCTCCAAGGAACTCCTGTGAAGGAGCATTAAAAGCCATGTTTGTAGGGCTTACAGCGAGGTCGCTATAGACACCTAAGGCAGAAACTTCTCCGTCGTCGTACACGTATTGATACGTGAATTGGAAACAGCTTTCTTTTAGATTGTTATATCCAATACTATTGTTTGTGACAAACGCAAAGGTGGCAGGAGCTTGAGGTGGTTGCTTGCACACAGTAAGAAACTTATTCTTCTGAACGACTGTCCCCGTGTTTAGGCTCGGGTGATAGTTTCCTAGGAGTAGCTTTGTAGCGTTTATTTTTCTTGGCTCGTTGCGGTTGTCCGTAAAGTATAGAAGGTGTTCCTGATGCTGGTTAATGACCACATCCCCCTTCACAAAAGCATCACGCTGAAAATTCAAAACAGAATCCTCGTAGAGTTTTTCGTACTTGTCTGTAACAGAATCATATCTGTAAATCCCATGATTGCCACCTGAGTTGTACAGGAAAAAATACATGCACTTACCGGCCTCGCAAGAAACTGTACCTACGATTCGATTGTCTCCGCTAGACGGGATTGAATCTGTCCCTGCGTCGGCTGGAGCAACGGCTGTGTTCCCCTCTACGTTTTTGATGATTCCTTGACTACCGTCTGACTCATGAGATACGCGCACGTTAAGTGCGTCAGTCATTTCAAACGGCTTGACTAACCTCTCGTCTTCATCCTTGTTGAGGTACTGTGGTATTAGCTTTTCGATTGCCATTAGAACTTCGGTGCCTGAGTTGTGTTCTTACGAATCGTCTTCAGAGCTTCCTCCATACTAAATGCCTTTAGTCGCGCGTTAGCTTTTCGTCGCTCATTGTAGTACTCGGCTCTTGCTCTGTTTTTTTCTGACGCAGGTACACTGCTTTTTCGTTCTATGATTCTAAAGTATATGAACGAACGCAATGCCTCTTCTGCCTCTACGTGAACCGTCGGGTTTACTGACCGGGCTTCATCAGCGATATACTCAATAACAACATCAGAGAAAGCGCCCGCAGAAACCTCAATTCGATTCTGGTCTTCGTTCATTCTGTATTGCCCTTGATAGTGACCACCGCCTAATCCGTAAATTTGACCAATGTTGTTCTGGTAAACGTAGTTGCTGAAGACAACATAGTCGTCGTCTCCAAACACTCCGAGACCAAGCGTTCCTCCTTTGGCATCCTCCCTATCGTTGATGCCGTCTTGGTCACTGTCAATAGCGTTTCCTGACGCATCTTTAACATACTTCTGGGAGTAGTTGATATTCTTGTTCTCTCCAAGTACGTAGACTAATCCGTCTGACCCAACGATTCCAATCTTAACTAAGGATACATAGTCGTCTGGCAAGGTCACTGTGTCGTTACTATTCTTTGATAGCTTCAACGACCTTACCCTCTTCAACATATCAAACCCCATCTCTCGGATTCCTCGCAGGGCAAAGTTCCTTACGACAACATCAGATACATTGCTGACGTAATCGTCAGAGTCAAGAGTCAGGATAAAGTCATTGACTACTTGGTCTACGGTGACTAGATTTCTTGCCATGCGTTATTGTTGTTGGGCCTTTTGCTGGCCGTAATTGTATACGTTGGCATCCCTCAAATTCACACCAATTAACCTAGCCATTTCCTCAACGATTTGTGGGGTGTAGTGCTCAGGTAGTTCGAAGTCCACACTAGTAGAAGCAGAGTATGTTTCCTTGTTGTTGTTCACGGTGAACCCGAACTTAGGAAGTGATACAGTTCTTGCGCCGGTTGTAGGGCTCAACCCTTCAGGCTGCTTGTAATACCGAACACGGATTTTGTTTAGATTCTGTGGGTATACTTCAATCTGGTCATCTAAGAAAGCAATCGGCGAGGACTCACTTGGAGCACTAAGCGTGCTGTGAAGAACGTACTCTAACTTCTCCTCATCATATTCGACGGGAATAGTAACAGAAGTGTTCTCACCAAACAATAAAGACCCGTCAGTCTTGACGTTGATTATTCTAGCTAGGTCGTCTGGCTTATTGAAGTGAGACCCAGATGTTCGAGAGATAGTGCCTGATGTTTTTGTAAACAAGGAGAGGTCTTCCTTAACCTGTTTAATGAAAGAGTTGTTTCTTCCCGGGTCAACTCCCCGCTTCCTCAGCGCTTCTGCGTTAAGCAGCTGCCTGAAAAGGCCATTAAAAATATTCGTTTGAGCAACGGGTGCAAAGGAATTAAACTCTGTGGGCGTGACAAATCCACGCTCATCTTTGTTAGCGATGTCCTTCAATGCATTATAAACCTCTCTAACACTTGCCATGGTAAGGTATTGTCTGGCAAATATACAGAAAAAGAAAAGGGGCTTGCGCCCCCTTTCCAGTATCCATGCCGGTTACGTATTAAGCAATAGCCTCTAACTGTCGGTCAATATCAGACAGAACTATCGAGCCCTTGTCCGTCATTACAAAGCGGGTCATAACCTCTACCTTGTCTTGCCCTACAGGTACCGAAGCAATCAACTTGCCAGAATCAAACCACACAACGGCGCCCTGCCTAAAGTCGATGATTTGAAAATCAAAGCCTTCTACTACTGTTGACCGCGCCTTTACCATAGGGCTGTCTACCATAGACATGAAGTGATTAGCGTCTCTCTTTGCAATCTGCACCAGTGTGCGTTTGATTTGAAGGTCTTTTTGAGACGTGTCAACATTCATAGCAATAGCTACAGGAAGCAACTCCTCGATAGGGCGCGACTTGATAATTGCTATAGCGTCATTAATTTGAAACTCCTGTTCCAAAACCTTCTCGGCGTCATCCTCTTTGTTCACAAGCTTGAAGACACGGCCTCCGTTAACTGAGTTGTCTGGGTGGGCATCTAAATACGCGATGAGGTTTGGCTTGTCGTAGTTGACAATTAACATCTTATCGTTAAAGATGACGTGAGACCGAACAGATTGTGTGCCTTGCTCGTCAATGAAAATGCTTGGTTCTGATGGGCAATATCTAATACCCCTTACGGAATTAGTTGCTTCATCATAAACCTGAATGCTATTACCTCGAATCTTCAAAAACACACCTCCCTTTCCTCCTACGGTTTCGTAGACTCTAGGCAGCTTGGATTCATTCTTCAAGGTACGCTTTACGTTTCTCGTTTTAGTTGGCTCGGAAGCAACAACCTTTTGAGTGGGGGCTTTTCTTGGGCGACCCATACCCTTTTTCGTCTGTTCCATTTCAATATGATTTTATTTAAAAGAAAGAATGTAGGGGAGAGCGATTCCCTCCCCCCATTCTATTAGTCAGTCACTTAGCTCTTGATGAGAACGTGCTGGTTAGCAGCACGAGTCACGAGGTTACACTCAGAGCGGTAGTTAAACTTAGCAGCGTCCTTTCCGTCGGTCTTGAAACCGAGAACACCACCACCAGTTACCCAGTGCTCCATCTCACGGCTATATCCGCCAGCTGCCTTGTAGTTCATCTCCAAGGCTGGAGCTCTGTTACCTGTCTTTGGGTCAGCAACAGTGGTCAAAGGAATCATTACACCGGAAACCAAGTCGCCAGCAATGTCTCCCGCACCTGTCGCTCCGAGGAGAGTTGGGTCGTTCAACAGCTTCCAGCCGTGCTTATGGAAAGTATATCCACCACGAGCGAAAGACGCGAAGCCTAAGTTGGCTGCCATGTCCTTGTCGTTGTTGAAAGCTCCATAGCTACCCTGCAATCCAGCAGTGTTACTATTACCACCATTGGCAATCATGTTGTCCATTGCAAGCATCTGTCCTGTGTTAGCATAGACAGCGTACTCGGGAGGACATCCATTCTTGTCCATCATCTTGATGATTTGGTCGATGTCTTCAAAGTCAGTTGTCGTAGCGCCGACAAGACCTGTAGTCACCAAACCTCTATCTTCCAAGGCAGCAAAGTATCCTTCGGTGCCCTCGATGCCAGCCAAGGCAGCGTCACTAGAAGTCACCTTCTCGCCGAGCAACATCATCATCTCTCTCTTGTCGAGGAAACGCTGACGGGTATCGGCTTCAGACTTCAAGTACCAACGGTAATCACCTCCACCTACATCGATGTAACCGATGTTGGTTGCTTGAGAACCAGAAACCTCGTAAGACTCTTTGATGATGACATACGGGTTAGTTCTCTTCACAACGTTTGACTGGAGGAAGAAGTCGGGTTGGTCAGTTCCCTGAGCGTACATGTTACCGACAATGATTGCCACAACCGCAGCGTTGTCAGTGAAGGCAGTGAATCCACCGCTAAGGAGAGACTTCACAACAATCTCAGTACCAGCGGTGTTCACGGCAGAGACATAAGCTCTTTCGTTTCCATTGATAATGAGTACGTCACCCTTGCGAGCAACGTTTTGAGGAGTTGTTCCCTCGGTGTATCCTGATGCAGCAGTAGCATAAAGAACTCCGTCGATAGTGAACGATACGTCAGCAGCTGTGACAGCGCCTTTGATAACGCCAGTGAGCTTCTGGTGGAGGCGAGCCTCTTCCCAGTAAGTAACTTCGTCAGCAGTTCCAGCAGCGTTTACAGCACCGGTAAGCTTCAAGAAGCCTGTGATGCCTTGGTCACCGAAAGTTTTGACGAGGTTAGCACGGATGTCCGGTGCGTTTACTTCGTCGATAAAGTCATGCAAGGACGTGTATTTCGCCGGGTCTTGCAGGTTATAAGCGGAATTACCAATTCCTTTAGGGTTAGTAGCGGCAACATTGTTGCTGCCGCCTTGTTGGGTTACGTTAATCGCAGCCATGATTTCTTGTTATCAGATTTTAAAAGTCATTGTTGAACTACCACCGAAAGCATTAATAATCTGTTCGTCAAGTCCGCTTGTTTGCTGGGATGTGTCACGTTGATTCGGCTGGTTAGTCACGTTAGCGGCATTTTCTACCACCTTCCGTTGTCCATCACTCATACCTTGCTGGTATACAGAGCGTACAATAGAGTCGATGTTGTCAATGACCGCACGATGTGCGTTCAGCTTTTCATAGTTCCACTCACCGTCATCAAAGACGTAATCGTCGAAATGATTTTCAATCTTACTGTTTTTTGAAGCAAGCTCTTTACGGTAGTCTTCATTGATTCCAAAGGTGAAGTTCTCACCTGTAGGGAGTTCGAAGACGAGACCATCAAAGTCCTTAACCTCAGCCTGCATAGCAGACATCCAGTCTTCAGTGATAGGGGATTGCACTTCGCCTTCCTCAGACACAGGCAACATGTAATCGTCGCGCAGGTTTGAGATAGTCTTCCGTGCTGATTCCGCATCCATCTTCAGTTGCAGCTTAGCCATTTTGGTTTCGCTCTCATCAAAACGGTCTTCGTCCAGTTTGTATTTGCTTTCGAGCAACATGTTGACTTCTTCCGTCGTCAGGTTACCGTGCTCTACTACCATCTGGTTACGCACAGCGGTGAAATCATCCATTTCAGATGGGTTCAATTGCTGAAACTTGTACCAGTCTTCTGGACTTCGACCCGTCTTTTGAACGAAATCATTGATAGCTTGTACGCGCTCGTCGATTTCAACGGGGATATTTGAATTAGCCAATGCAATTGCGTCGAAAGAGCTTACGTCCGAGCCTAGCTTTTCACTAAGATATCGGAGTACCTCTGCATCGACGTCAACGTCAGGGCTTGGTTCAGATTCTTTTACGGCCTCTTGAACAGATTCCTGAACAGGCTTGCTAGGTTGAGCTTGAGGCTCAGATACAGCTTGCGTAGTTTCAGGAGTAGTCTGTTGAACAGGCTCTTGATTTGGGACAGGCTCCAAAGGAGTGTCTGCCACGGTTTCCGGAACATCATTCTGTTCTTGGTTAAATGTTGGTGGAGTATCACTAATAGTGATACCTGCACTTTCAAGTGCGTTTTCGAATTGCTTACTCATTATCAATTGTATTTCTTTTTCTGGCTTTTCGGTGGAGCCTTTTTGCTGCCTCCGGCCTTCCACAAGAATCGGTTGGCCCAGTACGCGGCACTTCCCTTTCTTGCAATATTCTTAGCATGTCTACTCTTGAACGCAGCTCTAGCTTTTGAACTGTAGTTGTTCCCCATACTCTGGTCGCCGAAGCGAACGACAGCTCCGTCCTCTTGACCGGGGCCAAGTGTACTTACAACGGCTGCTTTTTTTGTGGAATGACCCCGAGTTAGCTTGGGTTCATTGACCCCGCTAAACCCTAATCGTTTTGCTTTTTCCGCAGCCTTAGACATACTACAAATATAAACAACTAGTCAACCTCTCAATCTGCTCTTCAACGCCCTGTAGAACTTGTCAAATTCATCAGCGTTATCAAAAGCCTTACTGTAATCCTCTACCCAAAGAACGTCCTTCTCTATAGGGTCTTCGTCTTCTACCCTTTCAATGGTTTCTTCGTTAAGTACTGTGTTGTCAACCCTAGATATGATTCTGTAGTAGTCCCCTTCTGTCACTCCTTTTGCAGGGGTGATTAACACATCAGTTTCTTTGTATGCGTACCTAATGTAAAACTTATCTTTTAGCTCGTCATCCATTATGGCACCGGGGTTAGATTGATTTCCGAAGTATTAGTACTAGCCGTTCCGTGTTTGTTTAACAGCTTAGCGAATAATGAAGGTGACAGCTCAGTGGTCTTAATGTTATCCAATGAAAGGTCTCCTTGATATGTTATACTTGAGCTTAAACCAGTCTCCCCTGTCTCCATTAAACTGGCGTTGGTTGTGTAGGTCTGCGGTTGCACAACGAAGTACAAGTAGTAGTCATCGTTGGTCGTCCTAAAAGTGCTCGGTATTTCAATCTCAATTTTCCTCCACAGAGTAGTCGAACTATTTACACCCCCATTTCCTGAGATTTGATAGTTGCTCCATTCGTTTTCTGTGCCAGTATTGTAACCACCATACTGAGATGAAGAAGCTCCCGGCCCCCCATAAACTCCGTCAGTGCCCGTATACACCCTAGCCCTTGTCTTCCCTCTTGAAAAGCCTGACACATTATTAACGTGCCTCGTCTCAACGTTGGCAAGCCATGTTGCTGAAGCGTCATTAGACGTGGCAGTGTCGTCTATATATATCGATAAGCACCCGCAGTTCCCCTTAAAAGCGTATAGAAAAAAGCTAAGCACCAAGGTGTTACTGGTGTCATTCATTGACTGGTTCCAGTTAATAGCTTTACTTCTGAAAATGAATTGCTTAGTGTTAGAGCTTCCGGATTGACCGCCTGCATTTGCTGACGTCTCACAGTATAGGAACCTAGAATTAGTGTCGGATACTGAGGTATCCATTCCCTCTGTTAGGGTTCCCGAAGCTGGTGTAACTGATGAGGTGTTTGTTCCACCCCTCGGACCTGTATTCGATGAACCAGTACCGTTACCCGAACTTGAAGGGCCGCAACCCCACCTAGCAATATTTTTATTTAGCTCAATACTAGGGGTGTCGGAATTGCTCGAAGTTTTCCAGTAAGTTCCGTTTACAGCCCCGGAGCCATTCACCCAGTCAGTGAGGTTGTTGCTACCTTGAGTGCCTCCGCCATTACTAGGTGACCATAAAGTAGTTATACCTTGACCGTCCATAGTAACTATCTCCCCGCCAGATTCATTTCCAACATCGTCTGGTGCTGTTCCTGCGGCGGCTGAGTTACTATTGATTGCTATTGAGTTCCACTTACTTACCTCCGTCTGTGTGTAGTGAATCCTAACGGTTGGAGATTCCAACGCTACGGGGGCTCCATCATCAACAGCAGATTGGAATCTGAATATGTTTCCGTTAGCATTGACTGTGGTCTCAAAGTCAAAGACGAGGAGGTTTAGATTACTTGGTAAACTCATTAGAGTACCCAAGCCGTGCATGTCCGTTGCGCCCCCTACAACGTGATTAACATAAGCAATACCAACACTACTTAAGTGGTTAGCTGTAGTAGCCGTTCCCATCGATTCATAAGTTCCCTGAAGAGACCTGCCCGGTTGTATCGTAAATGTAACGTTACCGGAATTGGCCCTTGTACAAACCCTGAATTCATAACCAACTATAACGGCGCCAGAAGGTATACCACTATTAGAAATCCCCCCCATCCTTACTGTAGAACCTACAGTCGCACAATCAATGTATTGGTTGTCAGTAGGACTGCCTGCTACGAAGTTAGCTTCGGTCATCCCACTCCCGTAAGCAGCTCCTCCCGAAAGAGATTGAACATCATCGAAGAAAAGGAAGTCTGTACTAGGCATTAGGCAATCTCCAAGAAATCGAAAGAAGGATTGAAATGCACAAGAGTGCAAGGGGTGCCACCCGAGGTTATCGACCTTATTGCATACCCCATGTGTCGGACTATGTCACCGGTAGTAGTAGGGATATTGTAAGTGAAATGTCCAGCATCGGTGTCAGACAAATACAAAATAGCTCCCGTAGCAAAAGTGCCGACAATCTCCGTGTTGGGGACAAGGACCGCACCTTGTAAAAAAAGAGTTACGGATTGCTGAGACGACAAAGTTTCATTAACATACAAACCCAGCATACCTGTAGCGGTAGTAGATGAGTTTGCTTGAGCAGGAACAAGTGTTCCGTTACTGGCGTATCTATGAATCTGACCCTTGGTTAGAGAGCTTGCGGTAATCCTCATGGAGATATTGGTCCCCGTATTAGAGTAAGCCGAGCTTGCCGTTGAACTAGCGTTTAGTAAAGCATCACCGTAAGCGTTATCCGTGTCCCAGACCGTACCGGTAGGCTTAGTTCCGTTAGACTTTGAGTTTATAACCCCAAAGTTCTGAAGCCTATAAGTACTATTGTTGTTTTGTTGGCTGACCGTGTAGGCTTGAAACGTAAGATATTGTTCAGCATCAATATTTGTATTGCTGTCCCCACCGGTAAGAACCCTGTGCTCAGCCCAGTCGTCTATTACCGTTCCGCCAGAACCACCATCAGCAAAGGAAAGGACTCCAGAGCCGTTTGTTTTTAGGAACTGCCCGGAGGTGCCGTCTGCCGCAGGTAGAGTCAGTGCTAAGTTTGCTGACATTGTTGCGGGCGCCTGAAGGCCTACGTAATGGTCTCCAGCGTCGTTGCTAGACTCGTAAAATTTTAGTTGAAGAACAGTTGACCCTACTGGGTGTCGTAAATTAACAGCCCCGGCCTCTATCTCAACGAGGTCACTTGCTGCATTAACTGGAGAACTCGTGAGCTTGAGTAAATTAGAACCGTTGTCTGACACAAAAGTCAGAGCAGAGCTTTGGTCTAGCGTAAATGTCCTGCTAGCGTCCGCAGTGAGGTTTGCAGTAGCAAGATTGGTGTTGTCACCATCCGTAAGTATTTTTTTCCAAGTAGCCATGGCGCCGCATTACTTTGCAGCTTCCATCACGCCCTTGGATGGCTGCTCTTTTTCTTGAATCTTTTGCAAACGGACAAATTCTTTATCCAGTTTTTCTATAACCCTTGTCACAAAGGGAGCGTCTGAAGCCTTAACGGACACCTGTTCAATCGCCTGCTTCACAAAGTACACTTCTTGAATTTCAAATTTCATTTTAATTGATTTTGGTTTTTACTTGGCCTTTAATTGATTTTGTAGCTTGTTTACTACATCTGCCAGTAAAAGTACGTCCTTTCCTTCGAAGCTGCAATCATGCAGCATCTTTAATAGGAAAGTGAGCTCTTGCTGGGTCAGGGTGTCGGTGCTTATTGCGCCAGCATCCCTGCTCTTCGAAAGCATACCCATTAGTCAACTCTAATGAAGAGGTCTTTTGCGTCAGTCTCAAAGTAGAAAGAGCCAATACCTGCACCCTTAGTCTCTGTACCGTCTGTTGCACTAACAGGCGTGGGAGTGCCAAAGTCCATAATTGCGATAGGGTGCTTGTTCGTTGCGGTCTCTGCAACAGAGCTGGCATCAAGAAGCGACCAACCAGTGAGCTGTACGTTGTCCCACAAGATGGACGCATAATCAGCTTCAGAGGAACTAGTGTCAGAGACAATATGGATACCACCTCCAGTAGCACCAGCGACAGCAAGTGCGTCACTGCCGTAGGCAGTAGTTGGGTCACCGAGGCGGATGTTCTTGTCTTCAACAACAAGGGTTGCGGCATCGAGGGTTGTGGTAGTACCGTTGACGGTCAAGTTACCGCGAACAACAACTGTCGTATCATCACCAGAGTCACCAATGTTCAATGTTTGGGAGCCACTGATTTGCCCCATCCGAGTGATGAGGTTGGCTACACTAACATCAACGTCCGTACCCGCATCTGTCATGTCATCAACCACAAGGTCAATGGTACCGTCGGTATCATCGTATGTGACTGCAATGCGCGTCTCTGTATTGGACGAAAACATCGCCCCTACGATGTCTTGAACTGCCTCTGCCGTTAGCTGAGTATCAGCAGACATATCATCGACAACAAGGTCGATTGTCCCGTCACCGTCTTGATAGGTGGCAGCGATGCGTGTCTCAGTGTTAGACGAGAACATAGCACCAACAATATCTTGGACCTCTTCCGTGGTAAGCGGCTGAGTGTCAGCGCTCATGTCATCTACCACCAAGTCGATAGTACCGTCGGTGTCATCGTATGTAGCAGCGATGCGTGTCTCTGTATTGCTACTAAACATGGCACCAACGATATCCTGAACCGCCTCAGCTGTGAGCTGAGTATCAGTATCAGCAGTCATGTCGTCTACAACAAGGTCGATAGTTCCATCACCGTCTTGATAGGTGGCTGAAATTCTGGTCTCAGTGTTAGAGCTGAACATAGCACCAACAATGTCCTGCACCTGCTCGGTTGTCAGGGGTCCGTCTGTAGCTGCCGAGAACGCACCAGTATTAAAGTCAGCTGTGATGGTTTTCAGCTCACCACTATCAAGAACAATCAGCTCAACCGAAGGGTGGTTACTACCCGTTAGTGAGCTAGTGATGTCAGAGAGGCCGGATGCACTTACAGTACCGTCTGTGGTAATGTTAGTAACCGAAATGTTTTGGTCCTCAAGCAGGACTTTTTTCCATGTTGCCATTACAGGAAGTGTTTAATTTTATGATTCAAAGATAAGGAGTTTTAAGTTACTCCGAAGTATAGATTGTCGTTGGTGTCTGCGTACATACCGCCCTCAAAAGCATCAGGCGCTGACGAAGGGTCAAACTGCTTGAACTCCACCACACCGTCTAGCTTTACCCTGCCCGTCCCGTTGGGGGTGAACTGAATGTGACCGTTGCTTTTGGTGGTCGTAATTTTAAACTCTGTGGTTCCATCGTACAGGTCGAGGTCTCCTCCAAGCTGTGGGCTGGTGTCTTCAACAACATTCTGTAGACCACTACCACTACCTATTTCCGTCCAGTTATTAGCATCCGTCCAAGTGCCGCTACCATAAATAAATGGCGTAGTCCCTACGATTGCCAAGAACCCGCTCACCCTAAGATTTGCATTTAGTGAGTCTCTCTCGCCTGTGTTCGCAAAAAAGCCAAAGCCTTTTACCTGATTGCCGGTGGCGTCAAGTATAGGGGCGTTGGGATTGTTGTGCGATACTGGTCCGGGAAAAATTGGCATCAGAAATCAATAGTTAGAATCTGACCGATTGCAAAAGCTTTGTCGAAGTCGCTTCTGTAAAACCGATAAGATGTGGTTATACCATAGGGGTTAGTTAAATTGTAATCTACTGGAGACTGGAAGTCGGAAAGAACGTCCACACCAGCCAAGTCCACTTTATTGAGGTTGCCAAATGAGGCCGGGTATGCAATCCAAGTATAGTTGAGTGCTGTGTCCATTGAGGAGTTAGCAGTAACATTGAAGTCTGACTCGGAGCGCAAGGCATTGAAGGCAGTCGTAAGTCCAGAATCAAAAAGTGCTTGAGCGTTAGCGTCTGAGCTGATAGAGCTTGTAGTCGAGCCACCAACCTTGAGTCTGGGCCTAAACGAAATAGTAATGCTTCCGCTGTTTATGGTTTGGTCTCCGAGCCCAGAGCCACCATCGTCGATGGCAGTTGCTTTGTATGATACACTGGTATTGTTTCCTGTATCCTGCTCCTCTACAGACGACAAAGTCTTTGTTCCGTTTGCGTCTGAAAACCCCTGCTCAAGAACACTGCCTCCTCTTAGAAACTTCACGGAGTCGTCTATTGTTTGAGTGTTGTCTCCGATGGAAATAGCAAATGCAGAAACCCTAACGCCCTGACCCATCTCTAGTGTTTCATTTGAGCTAAGTGTGCTGAATGACCCATACCCACCACCAGTCTGCTGAAGTGCTCTCGTGATAGACGACATGGAAATACTAGTTCGGTTGTACTGCTCCAACATGTTCCTAAGAACAGCCTCAATAGACGTACCCGAAGTTATAGGGTTAGTCATATGAGCGAAAGCGTTGTCGTTGTTCGAGATTGTAATCGCGGACACGATAGTAGAACCTACGTCACTCCACTGAGTATTGTAGTTTGTTCCGTCAATTTTTGTAAGTGCCTGACCTGCTGTTCCACCAACAGGAACACCTTGACCGTCAGTACCGTCAGTACCGTCAGTACCGTCAGCACCGTCAGTACCGTTACTCCCCGCTGGTCCCGCCGGCCCCGCTGGTCCTGCTGGCCCCGCTGGTCCTTGTGGTCCGTCAGCACCTGTTGGTCCTTGATTGCCATCCTCTCCCCGGACTCCAGTAGCACCTGTTGGTCCAGCACCAATCGCGCCAGCAACCGTAATAGAGTTATTGGCTACCTGATTAAAGACAACGGTCTTTATCTCAGAGCCACTCTTAACAATGGATACATTAATAATGTCTCCGTGCTCGCTAGATACTTTTACGCTTTTAGGTTGAGTTACGCTTACAGGCATTGAGCTTCATTATGAGGTTATTGAAATATCTTCATTCACCTTCAGCGTGCCATAAATCAATGTGCTTACAGTATCTCCTGATTTTTGCTCAACGTCATATACATACAGTCCAGCAGGCATTGTCTTCATTACACTCGCCGCTACATTAAGGTCAATGTATTTTGCAGTGACGTCCGTGCCGGACGCTGTCACGTCGTCCGTAAAGTTGGCACTGCCGTTGCTCACCAGAGAACCTACATCAGAGTCTCTCACCTCAAAAAGAAACACATCACCCGACGCGAAAGCAGCAGCATCACCCGCCGCGTTAGTAATAGTCAAGCGAAGAGAGAACGTGTCTCCTTTTCTACAAGTAACATCCACTCTGGATGAGGTATCTAGATTGATTTTTGTTGCGTTACTCATCTCCTAGGATTTGATTCATGATGTCATTGTTTGCTTCTGGGTCACCCTCAATTTCCCCTCTCCTTCCCTGTCTCTGAGAGATGAGCTTGCTTTGCTCAACAGCCTGCTTCTGAACCCTAGAATCCTTACGGTCCTCCTTGAGTACTTCAATCTTTTGCCTGAACTCTTTATCGTCGGCCTTGAACCCGAGACTTGACTGAGCTCTAATCATCTCAATCTCTTTACGCATCTCATGCATTGCGGCAGCAACCTGAACATCAACCTGACCTTTTAATTGCATCTTCTGTGAATCGGCCTGAGCTTCCATTTGGATTCTCTGCATTTCCATTTGAGCCTTCTGCTGTGCCGCTTGTGCGTTCATCTGAGATTGCATCTGCATATTCTGTTGTTGTTGTTGTTGCAACTTAGCCAAACGCTTAGAGCGTCTAACAATCAACAGCCTTTGAGCTTGGTCAATGTCTTTTACTTGACGAACCGCCATCGCATCCTCTAGGTCAATCTCTTTCTGCGCGAGGCTTGCCTGTACGTTCTGCTCTAGAAAGATTCGGTCATCGTCTGACATCTCTTGAACTACGCGAATTCCAAAGTTGTACATAGGCAGCTCGTTAAAGCTGTTGAGGATGTCCATACTTTTTTCTCCAATAGCCTTGGCGTAGACCCGGTAGAGAATAGATTCTTTTGGAATAACCTGTAAACACTTAACAACGTCTTGACAGACTCTCTTGTAGAGTACCATGCTCGCGTTTGTTATGTCGTACAAAGCGTTGTTACCAGCAGCAATAGCTTGTTGCCGCACGCCAACGAGTGCTTCCCCTTTCGGAGTACTTGCATCCATAACTTCATTGATGCCCGTAGCATCCCTAATCATACGGAGGTAGTGGTTGTATAGGCCGATGTACTCGTTGATGTTTCGAATGCTGTTCTCAATAGACCGGATGGGTGGGTTTTGGAATCCCCCTTCTGGGTTCTTGCTTCTGTAGTAGAACACACCAGTCTGTTCATAGATGTCTTGAATCTGCAAGGGGGACAACTCACCACCTCTTCCTAGCTGCACGTTTTCAAGACCTTCAATATCCACTAGTACGCCGTCGGGCTTTGCCTTGGCTACCGCTTGCTGAATTTTCAAGTGAGTCAACTGTAGCTGGTCAGCAAATCCTAAGATGCCGCCCACCATAGACTTAGGCATCATTCGACGTAAATTAGTAGTAGAAACACTATAAGAGAGCCGGGCCTTGGTAATGTCATGAACGTTTTTAGGTACGTTCTTTTTCATACCGTAGTTGTAAATCAAGTCAGTGCCCATCACGTGGCAGCCACCATATACGGTTTGATACTCCATCTTGTGAGCCTCCCTGTCGTACACAGAATTAGATGGCATCTTGTACTCAGAGCCCTTGAAGTAGAATCCAGTGTTTCCGTGTTGAGTGTCTTTACTCTCGTAGTACACGCAGTCCACAGAAACAAACTCAAAATCCATGATGTCTATCAAGTAGTCGTCATACCCAAAAGTATACTTCTGTCTGGTTTGGTCGTAGGTTTTATAGTCAAAGGCACTGCCGTTATTGTAGCTTTTATTCTTTACTGAACTAGCAAGCTTCTCGTACTCTGACTCAGGGATGTCGCTGCCGGCCTGACGCTTAAGTTCTTGAATGCTGATTCTCTGAACGTGAGCACCGTACACGATATCAGACATGTTAGGGTCTTCCGTGTAGCTATGAAGGAACGTAGCCGGGTCAATGTACTTAGTACTAATTCCGTAGTTGGGGTCGTTGTCTCTTTTGGCTACTGCCATACCACATACTACCAAGTCTTCTACACACCGTCTATAAACCTTCTGGTCAAAGTCGTTCCAATCCAGAGTAAGTGCAGTGCCTAGTTGAGCTGCAATCTCTGCGTTGGTCTTCATGTTTTGCTCCATAAAGATTTCCGCCTCTTCTGTAGTATCGGGAAGTTCGTCAGGGTCAATCTTAGGTTGAAGACCTAACTGCTTTGCTTGTTGAAGCAGCTCCTTGTCTTTAATCGATGACTCAATTGTAGCACGAGCCATGTCCTTTTCGTTCTTACTTATCGGGTCAAGAGCCTCGACCGAAGGATAAGGTTTACGAGAAAGGATGCGGTTCACCACGACCTTTACGAATTTCGGGACAATAGGCACAGGGCTCCAGTCCAGATTTAGTAGTGTCCCGTCCCCGTTATTAGGGTCGAGAGAGTTTAGGATTTGCTTGTAGATAGACGTGTCCTGAGTTCCGTTGGCGTAATCTCGGCTCTTGTCAAAATCATACATACGGCGACGAAACAATGATGTTTGGTCGGCACCGTATCCCCACTGTGAGTTAATCGCTTTAGCAAAGAGAAGTCCATATTTCTTGGACACCTTTACCTCAGGAGAAACAAACGGGTCAGGGAAGCTTCCATACTTGTTATTTTTGTTCCCGTCGGTCATAGAATAAAGTTTGGGCTCATTTGCAAATATAACAATAGTCCCCAAGGCTTTTACACCTTGTATCTCCTGAAGAAGACCGCGTCGTCAAAAGTCTTTTTCTTTTGTTTAGGCTTTACTTTTTGAGCGGCGAGCAGTGCTAAACCAGAACTAATCGACAAGTCATACTTTGTTCTGTTGTCAATCTTGAACCCTATCCAGTCTTCCAACGTCCTGTTGAAGTACATAGAGCCGGGGTTTCCATCCTCGTTTAATCCTACATGATTGTGAATGTAGTCTTCTATTGCAGATGCGTGAGCTTGAATAACGTCTTGTGAGTTTGAGGGGATACCCTTTGTCTTTGACATAGACGAACCCGCCTTCAAGTGCTCTGGCCTATCCATGACATAGCCGTCGTAACCCCTTGATTCAAAGTACCTTACGATTCCGTACTTGTTGTTCTCAATCAAAAGGGGGTAACCATAGAACACGGCAGCCATTAGAACATCCTCGTAGAAGATGCTCGCCATCGGTGGTCTGCTTGCATACTCTGCAACAAACATATTAGACGCACCGTTCAAGTTGAACTTGTTGTATATATGGCAAGCACCTTTGGATGACCTACCATCAACAGTAGCGTCTAAGTCATAAGAGTCAACACCCCCGCAACCCATAGACGGATTTGAAGGTACACGTCTGCCACGCTCCTCACCTATGACACTTCTATTTCTGTCTTCAGGCATCCAGCTTATGTACCATCTTCCTTTCGGGTCTGGATTAAAAAACACCTTGGTGTCTTTGATTCCTTTACTCCATTGGAAATTTCCTCTGACAACTGGGCTAGGATACATGTGGTCATTGTGTTCGACCTGCTCGTAAATCTTTCCAATGTTAAACAGACTTCCTTCGATGCTGTCCCTGAAAGCTTCGTCCGGAGTAAAGGGGAACTGACGAATGATTTCATTCATCTCTCTGGCGTCGTGTTTAACGGAGTCTCTTTCGTTCTTTAGGAATGACCTAGCACCCAATGACATGTTGTCACCGTCAAGTGTCTCTACCGGGCTCTCAGGGTCTTCTATGATTGGCTTGCCGTGCTTGTCAAAGAACCCCTCAAGAGATTCATACGCAGGAATGAATAAACGATATAGTCCAGATACTGTTCTACCGTTAGCGTTTCGTTTAGTAGGGTCAGAGTCTTTCCAAATCTGCTTGTACTCTTCCCCTCCTTTGTCCATTGGATTTACAGTAGAGCCTACCAGAGCCTTACCCACAATACGTCTACCCACGATAAGGCAGGTTCTTTCTATTCTCCAAGCCTCACGAATGTCTGAAGGCTTCTCCCACTTGCCGGCCTCATCCATGTAAAGCATATGAAGCTTCTCCCCATCGTATGCATTGTTTGTTGTGCTCTTCCAGTTTAGAACGGTGTTCAATGCATCACCAGCGTAAGACGTTTTGTTGTTCTTAGTGATTCTTTTAGACGGCTCGCGAAAAGCTAATTCCATTCGAGGGTTAGTGGTACCGTCTTGAATTGGTTTGAAGAAGAACGGGTAGTGCCTAAACATAGACACCACTTTTTTCATGAAGATGTTTTCTTGTGCGTCCTTACCCGTCTTGGATTGGATGCCGAGAAGTTTGTCTTTTACCTGCGTAGCTTCGTCAAGCAGAACAGAAGCGCAGATATTAGTGTAACCAGAGCGACGACACTTAGTGTAAAGCTGCCCAATACAACGTGAGTCAGCTTCGCACGCAGCCATGTGAAGAAAGATATCCCTTTGAAATGCGAGATATGACGGGTACCCAATATCAATCTTAGTCCACTGGAGTAGCATGTAGTGCCTTCCGGTAACATACGTAGGCTTACCCGCGTTGTAAAACCAATGACCGTCACGACGCCTTCGAAACTCCTCCTCGATATATGGACGAAATCTCTCTCGAAACTCCTTTGGCGATTCGGCCCACTCGTCCATGCTTCGAATACGGGACAGCTCTTGTGGCAGAGGTACCCTGCTCCACACCTGCAAATCTGACGCCAGCCCTTCTCCTTGGATTCCTTCTTTTGGTTTTTCGGGTAGGCCAATGAGAAGCCCCCCAAGTTCGATGACGTCCCCAAGCGTACCGTTGGGACAAACCTTGACAACCTCTTCATCATATCCATCTACAATTGCTAGGGCGTTCATTAGATAACTCCACCCCACCGGTCACTCCTAAAGCTGGGTACACCGGTCTTGGGTTCATTGTTGTTCATGTGTGAGCCACACTCATCACACTTGATGTCGTGCCTTGCTTCTCCGTCAATTATTTTAATTGATACGTTGTGCCCCTTCTTTATGCTTTCACATTTTGGGCAAATAAATTCAGCCATTACTTTGAGAATTTTTCAGCAAAACCTCCAGAGTAATCCTTAATCTCTTCAATAGAGCCGGTAACCTTTAGAGCTTTAGCCATTTGTTCTAGTCGTTGTCTTTCAACGAGCAGTTCTTTGCAGTCTATAGCGGTCTGCTTGATTGACTGTAGTTCAGCTTTTCTAGCGCTACCTCCAGCCTCGGGGTCAACCGGTCTCTTGACCTCGTCAATCATGTTGTCTATAGCTATCTCCATAGACCTCATCAATCTCTCAGCCGCGTCTACGGTTGTAAATTTATTCTTTGACGACATAAGACAAATCTTCTAGACGCATCCTATAAACTATTGAGTCATCATCAAGCTTCATCTTGTAGTCAGAACCGACGTCAAAACCAACAACGTCTCCAATTTCAACACCCTGCTCGATTAGCTGCGGGTGAGGCATAACTACAATAGCCGTCTTGTCGTCAACCTCCTCTGTCTTAAGGTTAACGATAATACCAGAATCTGTAACCTCTTCTTCGGTTTCTTTTTCCGGTGGCTGAACAAAGACCCATCCAGAAAGCATTGACAGCTCACCTTCTGAATCTCTATAAGCAATTGCGTGAGAAGCCCTAGAGTGTTCTTGGTCATAAACCACAATGTACTTGTTGTCCCCAAGGCTAAGCGAAGGGTTTGTGGTTACGTGATGGTGAAAGAAAAGAGTGTCCCCCTCCTTTACTCCTGTATCTATTAAGAAGGGAGCGGAAACTACAGAGCCGTGACAAACGCGATGGTCAAACTCGTTGAACCTAGTGTCAAGGTAAAGTTCTTTTTCTCCCAGCTTTATTGTGTCCTCATGCTTTTCGAGCACCTCAACAACAAAGTGGCGCAATACTTTCATTAAAACTTACAGTCATATTCAATTAATAGCGGTTGATTCTCAACCGTTTTCCAAATGTACGTAGATTCTTCGTCCTCTAGGTATACGTGATACCGACGCACATTGTATTTGAATAAAGCTGCATCGTCTTCTACGATTGCTGATACCTTTGCGCTTCCTGCTTTCATGCCTACATAGTAGGCCATTGCGTCCTTGGGGTTTGGCCCAATGACAATCTTTCTAATTAGATTCATAAGTTTAGTTTAGTGAGAGTCCACTAAACCAATCCTCAGCCTCACCCTCTTGATTGTAGGCTTCAACTTGGAGTGTCATGAACTCTGCAAATTCGTCGTCGTCTGTGGCATTCCACCCATAGGCTAAGTTCCACTTTCGAGCATCGTCTGTTTCTTCTTCTACAAAGCCAACAGCCATAGTGTATACTACCGTGTCAGAACCATACTTAGACACTACATTTTCAAGCTCCTCGAAAACAGATTGAACTTCTTTTCGGAATGATTTTCTTAAAATATCGTCCATGATTATGGTTCTATGATTGTATTTGTGCCGCTAGGTGCAGCTGAAGTTGTCGTTAAGTCAGCCGTAAGCATCCAAAGCGAGCTACTAATTCCAAATAAGTGGAATCGGTCACCAACGCCTCCTCCAGTGCCAGCGGCGTTGCTATCCAGTGAGAAGGACGTCGCTGTGTTAGCCTCAGCAATTTGGGTGTCCGTCTTATCAGCGGTGGTTGAGTTCAACGTTACCCTTCCCTTGATTTTGGTAGAGCTAACCTTTGTGGTGAAGGTAATTGCGGTTGCTTTGGAAGACGTTAAGACAACTGTTATCTGAGCTCCGGCAACACAATCGGGTAGTACAATGCTAGATGATGCAACCGCTGCGTCCAAAGTGTACGTTGCATTTGAAGCCGTCATCGCCGTTGCACCATTACCTAGATTAATTACGTTTGCTGAACCAGAGGAGATTGTTATTGTATCGCTATTCCGACTTAATCCAATCCCGTTACCCGCAGCGAACGTAACAGTCTTTGTTGTTCCAGCCGCGTCTGCAATAGTTAAGGTGGGCGCTGCGGTACCCCCTACCGTTGTGGTTACACTTTCGAAAGTAGGTAGTGTTCTATGCTCAACGACTTTTGAAGTTGAATTCCAAACAAGCACCTTATCGTTATCGCTCCCGGCGGGTACCGTATTGAGCTGAAGAGTCTCTGCTTTAAGTGTGCTGGTAGACAATGACAAGGCAGAATTATTACCTTCGCCATCTTGAATGACCTTAAGCGTGCCAGTAAGAACCGCTGCGTCATTGGTCTTAAGAAGACCTTGATAGGTGTTTTTGATTCGAGTTCCGCTGAGAGTAGCCATAGAATTAACTTTGGTACAAATATACTAGATGAGCAGACACCACAACGGTAGACGTAGGAGAGACTTTAGTAAACTGAACAAACGGTATGTAGCCAAAAACTACATGAAAAAGTGGGGGCTTGTAGTTAGAGACATTAAAAAGAACTACGAGATACAACAGACAGAACTAGAGTTCATGATGTATGTGTATGACTTTGAGTTCTTTACCGTTTCTCACATAGCCAAAGTTATGAGCAGGAGCAGACACAAGTTATATGAAAGAACAATCCTACCTATGAAGAAACAAGGGTGGATTGAAAATATCTATCACGGAAAAGAGGTAGACCAATATGTAAATGCGCTATTCCAAGAAAGGCAAAACCACGAACACCGACTAGGGCTTTCCCAGAAAGGGAGGATGATGGTGCAGAGGGTATATCGAAAACTAGAAGGAGACGAACCCATTAAAATTTAGAAGTCATCGCTCCTTTGTATGTGTCCCTAAGTTCGTGGGGATACAACCTTTTAAGCATGTACTCTTGATTTACATTACCGCCGGCAACATCATAGTATGTTCTTCCCTGAGAATCAGTGCCGGTAGCTATGATGACATCCGTATGGCTGTTGTACTTCTCTCCTTTACTTCCTGATTTCTTGAACTGATTAAACTTCCAGTCTGCGGTGTTCTTGAAGTCGCGCTTATCTCCATGCGCATCATCGTAACCCCTGAACAGCATGTCGCCAACTCTAAGCTGACTTGCTTGCTTTCCAATTAGTCTAGTCGCTTTGTAAGCGTCGTACTCATACGTCTCCTCGCCCTTCAATGCTTTAGTCTTGAACGCATCATTCATATAAAGTCTGTGTGCTGCGTATGGGCGAAACCCCATCTCTTTAGCTTCTTCATTTGAACTTGCCCCTAGAAACCCTCTTACATGGGCTGAGGTCGTGGCTGCGCTCCAAGCTGTTCCCGTAGCAGTGGCTTTAGAATCTCCTCGGTACACATCCGTCAGGAGAACCTCCTCGATAAACGCACCCGAACGAGGGTCTGATTCTTCAAGGAACTTCATACTGGTTACACCCGGTCGTGAGTCTTCATCAATAACGAAATTGTTTTGGATGTTTGCAGCTGTCATTGCAAGACGCATCTCTGCTTCCTCTCTATCGTTAATTCCCGGTGCTTCGCCGACATACTCTGCTTTACCCCTCCGCTCGTTACGCCTTCTCTTTTTTTTTCTTCCTCCGAATAGGCTACGAATTCCCGGCTTCCTAGATGAATCCCAGCGGTAGTCTTCGTCTTTTTTAGATACTTCCATGACAGTTTTCGATTGCTGCACAATATACGGAATCTTCAAACGTTAAGGATGTAGACAAACCTTCAAACACATTTACAATGAAGAATATCATCATCATCCTAACAGCCCTTCCGGGCTTCCTCTTTGCTCAAAGCGAAATCGACATTAATATTATTGTAGCCCCACAGGGGAACCTGTTTGCCTCTACGGAAAACGACGACGCGGTATGGTCGCACTTCTTAGAGCCGTTATACTACAGCATCGATAACCCTGCCTTCGTGCCCTTTGAGTATGGTTCAACAGTACTAGATTTCACAACAGGTCAAAAAGGAACTCATCACTTGCTCCTCACAGCTGGCAGCGATACAATCGCATACGTCATACTACACATTGACCACACAGTACTGTCAGTCCATAACTACCATGAAATTCTAGTGAACCAAACCGAAGACTCAAACGCTACGTTTGCGCCTACACGCAACAATAAAGTGAGTAGCATCTTTGGACTTGAACCCGGACTGCAAGATTAAAAGTTTACCTTGAGGTCTTTTCGGGTGAACAGCTTACCGAATCCAGTGGGGTACTTTACAGTGCCCTTGTTCCCGAAACTCTCGGTGCGGTTGAACAAGCCTCTACTGACAGAAGTGACTCCGCGTTCACGCTCCTCTTTCGTGGGGTCAACCTTAACTCCTTTGTCAGCACGCTTGTAAATCACTCCTCCGCCATACAGCTGACCCTTTTGTCTGGCGATTTGCTCAGCGGCTCTTCTACGTCTTTCATTAGCGAAGTCGGCGGCTGATTTTGTGGAGCTTTGGGATGTTGGAGAGACGGCTCCTCTACGTCTTTCATTAGCTTGCTCTCTGCTCAAAGCATCCTTTGCTTCAAAAGAATCTTTAGCTCGGTCCATAAAGTACTCGTTGTCTGCTCCCTCATAACCCCTACCTCTTTCTTGAGAGCCAAACTCATCCATGAACTTTGTTACAAAATTAATCGATGCTTCGTTTTCCTCGGACAAGTCCACGCCAGCTTCTTCTGCGCGAGAAGCAAGAGCAGAGATGTCTCCCGGGGATACCATCCTATCTCCTACACCGTTGAGCACCTTAGGGAAACTAGCTCCACGGAACCCCGACTGAGAAACTTCCGGGTTCGGGTCATAGAACCTTGCGGTTGGAACATCCATTTTATCAAAGCTGAGAGCTCCGTGAAAATCCCCAATCTTCTTGTCGGTCATATAAGAACTCATGAGATTCAGTTTCTCTTCGTCGCTCTTACCATCCAGTGCCCTAGCAAAGTTGCTATTGCCAGAAGCAATCATATTGTCAGCAGCGGCCAGAGCCTTCTCAGGATTTTCGCTAATAAATCTGTTAATCTTCGTTGCGTATTGTTGGTACTGGGAATCAAGAGAACCACTACCACTTAGGTATTTTTTTCCGAATGCAGTCTTCTTCAATCGCTCCTGCTCGTCTGGGGACATAGCATCGAGACCCCCGTCCGGGACGTTAAAGTTGTAGGCATCAATCTTCCCCTCACCTTGGGCGGACTGCATGCCATCGTTGCTGGTGTATTCAACGCTAGCTACTTCTTTACTTCTAACGTAAGGGCTCTTCTTGCTCTTCTTTGGGTCGCCTTCTGGAACATCGTTCCCCTCATCTGCATATGCCATCTTTCCACCGAAGCGCATATACTTGTATGGCTTTTCCTCAATCTCGCCACCCATAGCATATCTCCTTACCTCTGCTCCAGAAAGAGCACGCCTTAAATCGTTGCTTCCTTTTCCATCGTTAGCAAAGAATGGAACCATCTTGCCGTTTACTTTGACCATCTTCATGGTCACAAATATAATGTTATTAGCGCAGGTCTGTGTCGTGCTTCTTAGAGCCCTTGATGTAGCTATTGACCCTACCCATAGCCCAAGCAGCCATCGGAGCGCCGCGTCTAGAGCCTGACGAAAGCCAAGCACCCTGACCACGTCGGTACACCTTTGCTAGGGTTCCGTAAGAAATTCCGGAACTCTTGGCTTTCTTCTGGAGAGTGGCCTTGGTTGAGGCGTTTATTGGCTTGGCCTTAACCTTCGCTCCTTTCTTTGCCTCGGTTCTTTTCTTAAACTTAAGGAAGGAAATCTTCTTTCCCTTCCTGTACTCGTCTGCCATATCCTTCTTGTTGGCAGCATCCTCCTCTACAGTCGCTTTGATTTCCTTGCCTTGTCCGGGGTCGGTGTATCTAGTAGGGAGTCCGAGTTTGTATTCCTGTTTTCTCTTACTTGCCATGGCTGGCGATTTTAAACGAAGCCTCCTTTACGGCACCGGGGTGTGGCTGGTAATCTCCCTTCATGAGGTAGTATCTACCCTGCTCCTCCATCCAGTGATACCCGGACGGTGGTGGGACAGATACCTTCTTGGAGGATACGCTGAGCTTTGGGCGTTCTGATTTACGAGCCGTCTCCATCTTTCTGGCGTTTACGCTCTTTGGAAATCATCTTATTCATTGCGTCTTCACGCATTCCTGAAAGAAGATACACCATAGAGTAATTCTTTAGTGTTGAGTCGGGTATGGATACCTCTGGAAATTCCTTTGCAAACCTAGCCTTAGTCTCTTTGAGAACAGACTCTTTTGTTACTGGCTCTTTAGGGTCACCTGCAACGGCACCTGATTTTGCTTTCTTGTACTTCACACAGCAAATATAACTCACTTAGATAGACCCCAGTTGTGATTGCTGTAGCCAACATGAACCTTATAGTCTATAGACTTAATAGTGAGCCGGAGGTTTTCCCGCTGCTTTTTTATGCGGGCAGGAGTCTTAAATGCGTAAGATATTAATCTGTCCCTATGAATGTCAGATGACCATATCAAGTCCTTGTCGTTCCCGGCTAGGACGACACCCTTGACGGGGTACTCCTTCTTAGATTTAGCATCGTATAGAACAACGTCACAAAGGTGGATTGGGTCTTTCATAGACCTATAACGCTACCGACCTAAGATTTATTGCAGCTGGTTTTTAGCCAACAGAACTTTGACTTCTTGGACCTCTTTTAGCAACTGCTTTACGTCGTCCTTCATCTCAGAATTGTCTGTCTCCAAGGCAGTTACTCTCCCTTTCAATGAGCTGTAGTCTGATTGATGCTTAATCCAAATACCAATTAACGAGCCCGCTATGAGCAGTAGCTCAAATTGTGTCATTGCGTCCATGCTCACAAAAGTAATAACTGAAAGGCTTGTTTATTTCAATACAATGACGTGACCTGATGCATTGACAATGTGTGAAGAAGCTACTTTTGAAGCCTTAAGAGAGTACACGTAACTGCCATCAGAAACGCCCGAAAGCGCCCACTGCTCTCCCGGGTCATTGCTGTACCAAACAATCTGACCCCATCTATTATAAACGTTAAGCTCCCAAGTCCTCCAGCACTCAGGGTCTGTAACGGCATAGAATGTATCATTAATACCGTCTCCATTAGGCGTAACGGCATTGGGAATAAATACGTCAACCTCGTCACACACCATACCTACTATGTCTTCACACAGGAGTCCAGAGTCGCAATCAATGTATTCTGTTACAACAGAGTATTCTGTTACCATTACCGTGTCAGTTAGGTATATGTACTCCGTAAGGACGACGTCTACATATGTGGTGTCGTAAACGGTTGTCTCCGTGAAGACCGTGTCCGTTAAGTATATGTAGTTGTCTATGTAGGTGGTGTCATACATGTACACCTCGATGTAATTGTCTACTATCAGGGTGTCTATGATAGTTAGCGTTAAAGTGTCGGGCGGCATCTCCACGTACACTGTGTCGGTCTGATACACATAGACCGTATCCACCAACGTGGGGTCTGGGCAGAATGTCAATCTGTTATCACTCAGGTTGATGTCGGGGTAGGTTTGAGTTTGATTGAAGCTAGTTCCGGAGCTCCACCCTTCGGGGAATGGAAAGTCCTCGTAGTCCGCCGTTTGAGATACGTTTATCTGCCATATTACAACCTCCCAGCAGTAGCCCTCTAGCTCTGTATCTATGATGCAGTCCCAACTAAACGGTGGATTGAGAACGAAATTAGTGAATCCGTTTGTCCATCCCGTATTGTTTGAGGACATAACATAAGACCATCCCGGATGAAACGTATTGGACGTGCAGTCCGTGTTCTCTCCATAGTCCTCTCCAGTTACCTCGTCCACGTAGTGGAGGCCAAACACAATATGAGTTACCGTCTCGTTGTTTGAGACATTGAAGCCGCCGCTTTCTTCGCACGTGTTACCATCGAATTGGGTGAACTCATTGCAGCCACAGTTCTCAGTGTTGAGCCATTGGACTTGAAAGGAGTGTAGTCCGTTAGAAACGGCGGCGCCAGTGTACCCTAGTAGTGCTATGTCGCAGGTCTGAGAGTAGGATACAAAGGGGGCTAAGAGAAGCAGAAGAAGGGAAGGTTTCATGCCCCAAATCTAGCAACTTTTTGGGCACAGCTTTCCCTCATTCACTCTCTAGTTATTGTGACGTTAGGGGCTCACGATTACCCCATGTGTCTAAGCCCCGTAGGTGTCAAGCTGGTCCGCCCAAGCGGGCCAAGTGCGATACCGTTTTCGTGCCAAGGCAAAGCAAAGGTACACGAAAAAAACTACAAAGTCAAGTACTTATTACGCTTCTTTAATGGCTGAGCGAATTGCTCGTATCACCATCAAGAACCAGATTGTTATAACAGAGTATGCTACGTATGAAGAGACCATGCCTAATGTCAATTTTGTTTCGGGCGCAAAAGTACATTTTGATTCGCCATTTGACTAATCAACCTTGTGAAAAAAGATGAGAGCAATACAGAGTCAGGGGATTATATATATATAGAATCGAAATCGCATCAAAACCGAAACGATTTGTTGTAACCCACCCCCTTGGATTCGTGTCGGGTCGGCGCTAACATTCCAGCGTTTTGCCCAGCACCATTGGAACCACAGCCCTCGTGACTGACACCACACCATGCAACGTGACGTGAACAGAGTCTCCGCACATCGATGCAGGTGCACAGGAGATAGGTACAATCACACCCCTGCCTTTGCCGAGTTCGATTGAGTACCCATCTGTGGGTGTTAACATCTGTTGGCAATCACTGGATACTAGAACAAGATTGATATCCGTTTAACACTCAACAACGCGACAGCTAATATATAACAGGCATCACATAACATACTGACAATGAACAAGTTAAACATCACATTCAAGCGGGGCATCAACACAATCGATTTGAGCGCCGAGGGGTACGGAGTCTTCCAGCAAAAGGTCACTGACGTTTTCGTCGATGGCGAATTCAAAATGTTCATCTCCAAGGACGAGGTGCTCAAGGACTACTCTGCCTTCGAGGACAATGACAGCGAAATGGTTGCTGGGGGCCAGACCTTAAAGGAGTGCAAAGAGAACGTTCAGCGCGTCCTGTTGAAGGAGGCTCGTGAGGACAATCAAGATGCATATGAGGACGCGGTACTCGAGCGTCGACACATGCGAAATGTCAAGGACGCTTGCACCACCCCCAGCGAACGATTCGAGGCTCAGGAAGCCATTGATATCGCACAGGCCAAACTGGATGCATTGCAGTCTGAGTTCGAGGCGATACTGGACCGCCTAAAGGACCTGATGCCTAGCCACGCACGGAGCATGGCGCAAATCCGATTAGGTAAGTCAGCACAATAAAGAAGAACCGGTGAACGTTACCACTATATAACCCCCAACCCCCACGTCAAAATGAGCATGCTTCCAATCGTTTCCATCAAAGTCCAGAACGGCACATCCGTCGTCACGCTCTCCACCATGGGAGACACCACCCACGTCCAGACCGACACCGGAGTCTGCTTCCACGTCCGCCAGCTAGCTGAGGACAGCGTGTACTTCAAGCCCGCCCGGACCATCCTCAATCAGGCCCGTCAACTGGACCGCACCGAGCACGAGATGAGCCAATCGTTCAAGTCTGTTCTAAGGGCCCGTCACAGCATCCAGAGCCTACTCAAGGACGGCGTAGATGCACCGAGCCATGCCGACGCGGACCGAATCGTTAACGACGCCTTCGACACCCTAGCGAAGTTGGAGGTGCTCCGAATCGAGGTCATGCGGGACCGGGACGAACTCCATCAGGACATCAAAGCGCAGAACTTCAGCAGCCGGATTGCCAACGGGGACGGCACGTCCACAGAAATTTTAGAGTACTGACACAATAACCTGAAACCAGTACACGTTATACTATTGAACCGAGGGGGTAACAGGGCCCCCTCACAATTGAATCCAGATGAGCAAAGAAAAGCAAGACATCTACCAGAAAGTGACCGACCGCATCGTGGCTGGTCTGAACCAAAAGGGCCTCACATGGTTCCGTCCATGGACCTCCGACGGAATGATGGCCCCCATCAATAACTCAACCGGACGGGCCTACAAGGGCATCAACGTCCTCCTGCTTTGCGCCGAGGCTGTTGAGCAAGGCTACGAGCACAACGAGTGGGTCACCTACAAGCAGGCCGTTGCCATAGGAGGCAATGTCAAGAAAGGTTCCGAGTCCACCTTCATCGTGTTCTGGAACATCGTCTACAAGTGTGTTGAGACCGGGAAGAGCTACCGCAAGTTGGAAGACATTCCCGTGGGGAAGCGATACACAAAGCTGTTCTTCCCTCGTTCCTTCAACGTGTTCAACATCGACCAGTGCGAAGGTTTGGAGCCACGCCGTGAAAAGGTAGAGCCCACCGGAGACTTCAACCCGATTGAGCAGGCCGAGAACATCTACAAGGAGCAGTACCCTAAGGAGGTGCGCCCCACGTTGGCTCACGGCGGTTCGAGCGCCTTTTACGTCCCCAGCAAGCACCATGTGCAAATGCCTAAGCAGGAGACATTCATCACCAGCGATGACTACTACAAGGTGCTCTTCCATGAGTTGGTCCACAGCACAGGACACGACACCATCCTCAAGCGGTTGGACAAGGTTGCTGCCTTCGGAGGCGATGCTTACAGCAAGGAAGAGTTGGTCGCTGAGATTGGTTCGCAGTTCCTCGTAGGTCTGACAGGGATACAACCCAAGGACGATGAGACCAACAGCCAAGCCTACATCAATGGCTGGTGCAAGAAACTCACTGACCATCCAAAGATGGCTTTGAGTGCAGCGAACAAGGCCATGAAAGCCGTGGACTTCATCACAGGGGAGGGGGCAGTAGCTCCTTCCCTCTAACCCCAGCAGCCATGAGCCTATCGGAACTACAAGAGATGTACGGACTCGAGTGGATTGACTACGTAGAGTTCTTAGATTGACCACCACGGCAATCGTTAACATTCATTCACAAATCAGGCACAATATGAAGAGACTTTACCCCGTTACTACTATACAAGACACAGAGAAAATGAAAAAGATGACAGAATACAATTCAACCCCCATTGCATATGCAAGCTACCCAGCCACAGGTGTGGTAAGGACAGACCGAAAGTTCAAGGCTCAAATCCAGTTCTACACTGGCAGCGCATGGGGCCGAGGCACATGGGACTGCACAAAGACCTTCAATGACGAAGGCCACCTTGACAACTTCATCGCTTACATCGAGCGTACAAAAGGATGGAACTTGGATGAGGTGTGGTACGTGAGCAACATCACTCCACTCAAGGATTCATGGGCCTACCAAGGAGACCCGGTGAACCACTCCAAGCTCAGTGCATTCCACAAGCCTAATGGATGGAAGGCGCGAAGAGCAGCAGGTCTTTAACAAAACCCCCACCCAGAATGATTTTTGACAATTCCCCCAATCCGTTTGTAGAGCTAGACCTTAACAAAGAAGAGTTGGTTGAAGCCTATGGTTTCTTCGCCGATGTAGACCCTGAAGCCCAGAGTCTGGTGATTAGCGCAATGGATATGAAATACTCCCTGATGGAGCTTGTTAACTTCCATTAACAACCCGAGCACAATAACAGCATACTTGCCGCGTTATTAATACAGAAGCAGTTCAATTAAAATCTTAGTAAAATGACCGAAGTAAAATTCAACATCGACATCGAGACAGACATGATGTCCATCGCTCAAAGCATAGCAGACAACAACTGCTTGGACATCTTGAAGTCTAAGTACGCCTTCAAGAACGCCCTGTGCGTGGCTTTCTACGACAAACACAAGGACTCTATGGGCCACTGCAACTTGCGCATCTGGAACGTAAACACTGAAGAGGTGGCTGAGCTCAAGGCAGAGCTTTTGCCAGAGGGACTCACGGAACTTGCGCGGTCAGTTCGCCAGCGTATGGAGAAGCAAATGATGGAGGAGTCAGGCAGGCGATACGTTTCCATTGGAGGCTCTGAGATGAAGCAGTTCCAAGATGCCATCGATGTGGCCTTCGGAGTGCAAACATTTCTAAGCGGAAGCAAGCACGACTACAGCTACGAGTTCAACAGAGTCATTGAATGCTTAGACGACATTGCCGACCACGGCTACGGTACACGCCTCGACCAAGGCATGATTGAAGAGCGCAACACCCGTGCCCGTCGCAAGTTCAAGCGTGGTCGCTTCCTTAAGAAGGACACCCTGAAGAGCGGCGAGAGCAGCGCGTACAACATCAACGTGGACGCAGTTGTGCAAGACCACCCAGACATCATGGATGGCATCAAGGTCGTCCCTCCTGTTCTCCGTCTTTCTAAGGAGCAAGGTGACACTGAATTCACGATGCACCGCGTCTTGCCTGATGGCACCGAGAATTACATGACGTACCCGGACAATCTGTTCGCCGCCGTCAACCAGCTGGGCAGTATGCTCAAGCGTCGAGAGGCTGGGGCTATCAAGAAGGCCACCCAGAACGCCGCTCAGGGCCGTGACCTCAAAGAGGACAACGGATTCTACACCAACGAGGAACTCGCTATCCTGTTGCAAGGTGTTGAGCTCCCTGAGGAGCAGACCTACGCCGTCATCGACACGGGCAAGCCCAACGAGCACAGCTGTAGCCGTCTGGTGACTGACGCGGAGCGCCACGCTGTTGTAGAGGAGCTGTTCGCAGCTGGTCGCAACCCACGCATCGTCATGAGTGGTATGACCCACGCCACGGCAAAGAAGGTGGAGGCCAAGCTCCAGCGTTCCGCCTACATCGTCTCGAAGCAGAAGAGTGTTTGCGAGAGCATCACCTCTCTGCGTGAGAAACTGGAGGAGTTGGTCAAGGAGAACAAGAACTTGTCGGAGTCCAAGTCTGACAACAACGAAGCGATGATGGAGCTAATTAACAGTTCTTCACAAGTCAGCGCACAATAACAAGGAAAGTCCTGCGTTATTACTGTAGAAGCCACATGAAAAACACATCATCATGACTGAAAAAATCATTAAGACAACAGAAGACGGATGGGACTGCGCTCCCTCCATCATGGAGGTATCCGAGCTACTCCCACAGGCTCGTGAGATGTACCACGAGATTCAGTGTTGCAAGCGAAGCATGAGCGCGAAGGACATGCTCAGCGACCTCAAAGATTTCGTCACCGACCTCAAGCAAAGGATAGACGATGCCGTTGAAGTATTGGAAGGAGTTGAATTTGAAACCGTTGACGATGAAGACTAAAGCATTTATGGTTCCAACCCGACAGCTTACAAAGCGTCTCTCGGACTACGAGTCAGGCAATCTCAATGTAGACCAAGTCCTTGACCTCTATTCTGTATTGATTCAGAATGGCATGGCGTGGACACTCGAAAGCAAGTACGGAAGAATGGCACGCCATCTCATTGATTCTGGTTCATTAACATCTGATGGCACAATAACTCACGAACATCTCCCGTTCTGACTACAGAAAACATTAAAACAATTACGATGAGTGCATTTGAAAAAACCCCACGACCATTTAAGGTCGTAATGAATAAGGCCACCAAGTCTGGTGTGTTTAAGATTCAAATCGGTGAGCTGGAGCTCAGTATCACCACCCTTGACGGTAACAACGAAGCCGTAGTCTTCTCCAAGAGTGGAGACCAGATTGCAGAGCGCAGGTTCACAGACTTCAATGAGGTTGTGTCCTTTTTCTGGAAGCTGGAGCACATCGATAGCGAGTGAAGACATGGACAACAAAAACTTTTCTGATACCATGTGCAATATTGGTTGGCTCGGTATCGTTATAACACTGACTCTAATCTTAATTCAATCCAAATGCTAGAAGTACAAGAGAAAAACCGGAGGACATTTCAACTCCACGACAGCGAGACAATTTGTAAGCTGTTCCTTAACGCCTGTCGCCAATTAGACGCCGGGAAATTAACACCAGAAGAGTTTACCCAGAGTTGCATGCGTATCAACGACGAAGCAGAAAACTACGGTCTGTTGGACTCTTTAACTGATTGGGAATCATGAGCATTAAAAAAAAGTTCATAAGAAAGGTGCTCAAAATGTTGAAACTTTCCCACGGATTCCCGAACTTCGCCAAACAAGCAAACGCGGAGCGGAAAGATTTCGTAACCCTACTGTCTCAACAGAGCATGATGCTCGACGAATATGAAACTCTAGTTGCTGAGTATGACAAGCAACTCAACCCTGAAACTAAAATTCAATCCAATGAGTGATTACAAATTCAAGACCACGAACATACGTGGCAAAAAATACGTCGAGGTAAGCGAGCGTATCAAATTTTTCCGTCAAGAAGAACGGTTTAAAAACTGGACAATCTCTTCTGAAATCACGATGTCAGATGACAGGAAAGAGGTTATCTGTAAGACCATCATCGCTGACACAGAACAACGAGTCATCTCTACGGGGCACGCTCACGAAGAGAGGGCTTCCAGCAACATCAACAAGACTAGCTTCGTAGAGAACTGTGAAACTTCAGCAATCGGAAGAGCTCTAGCCATGCTGGGAATTGGTATCGATGTAAGTATCGCGTCAGCAAACGAGGTGAAGGACGCCATCGCTAAACAAGACGCCAAGCCAGCAGTAAAGAAACAGACTACTGAGGAGTCTACAGAGAGTGACTACCAGAAAGCAATAACCTTCTTGAAGAACTCGTCTGACCCCGTTGATGCGTGGAGCAAGATTAGCAAGCAGTCAAAAACCAAGTTCAGTGACGAGCAGTATGACAGACTTCAATCGTTCGTTGCCGAAAAATCCAAGAGCTAATGTTGAGTATTAAGCTAGCAGAAGCAGTAGGTAAGGGCCACTTATCCTATAGCTCAATCAAGTACGCACTCCAAGACATGAAGCTTTGGGAGATGTACATGAAAGGCCAGCTCTTTAAGGAGAGCGAGGCACTAACCTTCGGAAGCATGTATGACTGCCTACTCTTTACTCCTGAGAACTTCGACAAGCAGTTCATGGTGCTCAATGATAGTGCCCAGTGTAAGGAGATTGGCGGGCGTGCCCCTCGAATGACAAACAAGTACAAAGCTTGGGTCAAGGACTATCACGAAGATGCTGAAGAGAAAGGAGTCAAGCTCATCGGAGAAGACGACTTCAAGAAGGCTAATGAGATGATTGAAAGACTCAAGGTGAGTGGCGTATTGGAAACCTACCTCATCGGTAACTACCAGCACGAGTTCAATCAGGAAATCAACGGGATACCTGTTCGAGGATTCTTGGATTGCCTGAACAAAGACTACATCAGTGACCACAAAACCACGAGGAGCTTATCGTCTTTCAGGTATGCAGTAAAAGATTACGGATACGATATCCAAGCTTACATCTACTGCTCCGTGTTAGGCATTGACAAGTTCTACTGGGTGGCACAAGAGAAAGCATATCCTTTTGCTATTGGGGTCTATGAAGCAAGTGAAGAGACCTTGGCTAGAGGAGAGCAGAAATTCAACAAAGCCGTAGAGAGAATCACCCGGTATTTGGACAACAACCTGAAGACCGATACGTTCTTCATCAAAGAAACAATCTAATGACATTGCAACAACTCATCGAGAAAGCAAACTCCCACTTCGGTATCGACGTGACTATGCCAACAAACTTCAGCGGCGATGGTTTTGAACCACGTTGCCTGACCACGTACTACGCCATCACAAATATGAAGGCTCCGTACAACAAGTTGGCAGACGTCATGAAGTCCGACAGGAACGAGCTTAGACTGATGTGGTTGTATGCAGAAGGAAACCTCGGCGTAGTGAACAAACGTCGAGCGTACAAAGCGTTCACAAACACTCTTTAATTTTTTCATACCATGGCTGATAACAGCAACGTGTATGCGGGATACACAGAATCCCCGCGAGTCCAACAGCGAATCTCTTTCACTACGGAAGAGCTTGATAACCTCAAGCAGTACGCTACTGAGAAAGGACGTGTCTACTTGACCGTCGTGTCTGTCCCTCACAAGGACGATAACCGCAAGATGAAAGCCTTTTGTGAGGTCTATGACCCCAACGCTCCCAAAGAGCAAGACCGAAAGGCAAATGCAATGACTACAACTGAGGTTCCTTTCTGAGGAATCCATAGTAGTTGTTAGTGAGGGGGGGAGGCATCGACCATCGTATTCTTCCCCCTTTTTCTTGCCCTCGTAGCTCAGATGGATAGAGCAACTGCCTTCTAAGCAGTAGGCCATAGGTTCGATTCCTATCGAGGGTGCATTAAGTCACACGCCCATCTTAAACTTTACCTTGTCGGGTGAGGTGGGGTGTCCAGTCCTTTACCTTAAGTATTATAGTAGGAGTAAGGGGTCAAGTCAGGTGGTGTGTGGCGACTTGTGTAGGCCCTGTTATGGACATCAAAGACTGACGGCTCGGAAAGACGAGCATCCTCGAACACAATTAAACCAATTATAAATGAATATTTTTCAAGAAACGTGGGAAGAGTACCTGCTAACTATCGGGCACGAGCACGAGAACAACAGGCAGAGACCCAACGTAGAGTGCCGGGCCGCGTTCTCAAATGCGTGCGCACCTTTCTTTCACAACGATAACGTTTCAAAACTGTGGTCAAAAGACAGGACTACAGTATACCATTATCTTCGCAGTCACGAAACATACTACAGATACAGCAAGGATTACAGGGAGTGGTTCAACGCGGCTACACAGGTAGTCACTGACAAGATTGAGCTCGTTGACCTGAATGACTTGACTGGAGAAGCAAAGAATAAAATAGGAGCTCATGAGCAAATTGATTCAATCACAGGGACAATCAAAGTCCTCCAAAACGTCCTTAGAAAAATCGAAGCCAGAGTACGAGGCAGTAGACCATCCCAGTCACTACAAGACGGGGGGCAAGGAAGTGTACCAGATGATGCAAGACATATGGGGGACAGAATTGTACATAGGGTTCTGCGAGATGAACAGCTTCAAGTATCGGATGAGGGCAGGAAAGAAGCCGGGTCAGTCGATGAGTCAGGACATGGAGAAGGCCAAGTGGTACGAGAACCAAGTGAAGCTACTCAAGGATGAAAGAGAGAAAGGTAACAATCTACCCGACAATCTATCGCACACAAGAGGCAGTAGTCACGACGTTGGATACTGTTCTAACGAGGATTAAAGAAGGGAGGAGTAAAGAACAGGTCACCAACGTTAGAGGGGGCGACAAGACAGCCAAACAAAAACTACCCGCAGTCTGTTTCAGTGGCATCTTTAAAGATGGAAAGAGAAACGACGACGCACTGCTCTATCATAGTGGACTGGTTGTTCTAGACTTTGACCACGTTGACGTTGACCGCACTAAGAAAGCGCTGGCCGCAAACAAGTACATAGCTGCTTGTTGGGTATCTCCTAGCGGAGACGGAGTCAAGGCACTTGTAGAGGTAACTAATACGGAGAAGCACCGAGAGCACTATCGGTCCCTGAAGAAATACTTTGATGAGCAGTACGGCTTAGAGCTTGACAGTACAGGTGAGAACGAATCCCGGGCTTGCTTTGAAAGCTTTGACCCCGACCTAGTATTTAAAGCAGAGTTCGAGAAGTATGGTGGCATGTTGTCTGACCGCTCAGAGCAGCAACAAATCAAAGACACGGGAGAGAAGACAGATTATCAGAAGGTGAACATCGCCTCGATGATGATTAGCAAAGCCGAAGAAGGAGAGAAGCACAACATCTTAGTCAAAGCTGCTACTTTACTTGGTGGTTTTGTAGCGTCAGGAATAGTCGAGGAATCTGTTGCTCACTGGGTGTTGCTTCGTGAGATTTCTAAGCGTGATGTAAGAGACTTAGACGCTGCAAAGAAGAGCATCAAAGAAGGTATTGAGAACGGAAAGAAACTCCCTATCTCTGAGGTGTTGAACAACGAGGAGCGCATCCGTAGAGAGATGAAGCTTACCGACGGTGACATGAGCTTTGTGTCTAGCGACAACGTTGACTATGATTGGATTGAGAGGTACGTAGCGGGCGACATTCCTGTTGGTCTATCTACAGGAAACGAGTACTTGGACAATAACTTTGTTTTCAAGAAGGAGTTTGTAATGATAAACGGGCACAGCAACATTGGCAAAACGACATTTGCTTTATGGATGATGGTTGCCAGCTCGATGAATCACAACTGGCGCTGGGTTATTTACTCTAGTGAGAACAGAACCGCTGCAATCAAGATGAAGCTTGTGACGTTTGCCCTTAACAAGCAGATTGGAATCACTACCTATCAAGAACGAAAGAAAGCTCGTGAGTGGGTTGAAGAGCACTTCATTGTGATTGATAACAGCAAGGTGTACAGTTACACGGACATCATCTTGTTCTGTGAAAAGATTCACCGACAGAACCCCATCGACGGGTTGTTCATTGACCCATACAACAGCTTGAAGATTGAGATGTCGTCAGGTAGAGGGGTGGGTGTACATGAGTACCATTACGAGGCTGCTAGTGAGTTCCTGACCTTTAGCAACAACTTAGATATTGCTGTCTGGGTAAACGCTCACAGCGTTACAGAATCTCAGCGTCGTAAAGGAGATGATGGCTTACCTATCGCTCCATTTGCTGAAGACACAGAGCACGGAGGTAAGTGGGTCAATAGAAGTGACTGCTTCATTACACTGCATCGAAAGATTCAAAGCCCTGACCCTCTACAACGCCGGTGTATTGAAATGCACGTGCGCAAAGTCAGAGAGACTGATACAGGTGGTAAACCTACCCCGTACATAGAGCCTTTGTTGTTTGAATTCAACAGCACAATGAGTGGATACATGATGTTGAAACCAAATACAAAACTGTTCACAAGCCTAGGTGAACAACTTGTTGGCGAACAGACGTCCCTTTGAATGTAAATTGTAAAATGTCACAGCGATACAAAAAGAATCTGACTCGTCCACATAAGTCGAAGAAGAGAAACCTGAGTAGAGGTCGTGTTACCATGAAGTCTACACTTGAAACGTATTGCTATGACCAGCTGAAGGAGGCAAAGCTCAAGTTCTATTATGAGCCTGAAACGTTTGAGCTGGTGAGCTCATTTAGATACGGCGGAGTATACTACAAGTCGTCAAAGGGGAAGGATGTCATGACAAACGCTACAGAAAGGGTAGTGTTGCCAATTAAATACACCCCTGACTTCGTTAGTCACGAGCACAAGTTCATCATAGAAACTAAGGGCTATGTCCCTTCTCAGCACACGTTTCCGCTACGTTGGAAGCTATTCTTACATTACCTAAGAGACAATGATATGGACGATTACATGTTGTTCATTCCTAAAAATAAAAAGCAAGTCGATGAAACGATTCGCGTAATCAAACAACACCTAAATGGACAAGGAGAAACTTAGTAGGTTGTATAGCTTCTCCACAATAGAAATACAGAAGCTAACTACCGAGCTCTACGAAGAGCTTCATAACGACAAAGGGGAACCCAAGCTTGAATGGGAGCCAATGCTCAACGACGTAAGAAAATACAAGCGATTGGTCATTCAAGAACTAGAGGCTCTGAAGGTTGCACTTAAAGAGTTCTTGGAGCACCATGAGCACAGTTGAACGAGATAAAAAATGGGGGGCGGTAGTAGAGCATCAGTGGGCTGCTTGGCTTAAGGCTAGGATACCCGACGTGGAGGTTACTCATGCCCCTGACTTAAAGCACCCGGCTTGGGATATGTACACCACCGTACCTACAGGAAGGAGGAGGTACTACGAAGTTAAATGGGACGCCAGCGCACAGGCACCATGGAAAGATTATCGTGGCAACAAAAGAGACGCTACAGGTAACGTCTTCATTGAGTATGAAAACCCCTACCGCAATGAGAAGTCTGGCATCGAGGCGTCTGACGCACATTACTGGGTGTACGTAATGAAGATGGCTTACGAGCTCGTTGGCATGGAGCAGGTGCAGAAGTACAAGGTTCAGGCTCTCGTGCTTGACAAGGAGCTGCTCAAATCGTTCACGGCAGACGGCAACTACAGGGTTGTAGACACCAAAAGAGATTCCAAAGGAGGCCAACCTAACGCCCGAGGAAAGCTAGTCCCCATCTCGGATATACTATCAAACAAAGAAGCTTCAGGACTACGAATGAAAGTAGATTTTACTGAGTATCTTCGCCCACTTTTTCTTTAATCCCATACTATTATGAGTAAACCATCTCAGACCCCGGATATTCCATGGGGTCCAGTAGGATACGTGACCTATAAAAGAACGTATTCTCGCAAATTAAATGAAAAGGCCAGCGAAGAATGGCCTGACACTGTTTCCCGTGTGCTTTCTGCCTGCGACAAACAGCTTGGTGTTGACTTCACAGATGAAGAGGAACAAGAAGTTCGTGACATCATGTTAAACTTGAAGGGCACGGTAGCAGGTAGGTTCCTGTGGCAGCTTGGAACAAAGACAGTTGATAGATTGGGACTCCCATCACTACAGAATTGCGCCTTCGTTGTTGTAGACCAACCCGTGCGTCCCTTCACATGGGCGTTCGAGATGTTAATGCTTGGAAGTGGCGTTGGGTTCAACATCCAGAGAGAGAATGTTTACCAGCTGCCTAAGCTTCAAAAGAAAAAGGTAAAGCTGGTAAGGAAAGATGAGAACGATGCAGACTTTATAGTTCCAGACTCTCGTGAAGGGTGGGTGGAGTTGCTTGACCGTGTGATTAGGGCGTCCTTTGAAACAGGACAGGGCTTCTCCTACGCAACACACCTTATCAGACCCGCCGGAGCACCAATCAAAGGCTTTGGAGGAACTGCGTCTGGAGCAGAAGACTTGGTGAAGGGGATGGTGAGCATCAATGAGTTGCTTAACTCTCGTTCCGGTAAAAGACTGAGACCAGTTGACTGCCTTGATATCATGAATATCATTGGTAGCGTAGTGGTAGCAGGAAACGTTCGTCGGTCAGCTCAGATTGCTCTTGGCGACCACGATGACATTGAGTACTTACGCGCTAAGCGTTGGGACTTAGGGAGCATTCCAAACTGGAGGGCTATGTCAAATAACTCTGTTGTGTGCGACGACATCAGCCTTCTTCCTGAAGAGTTTTGGGAGGGGTACAAAGGAAACGGAGAACCGTATGGGTTAATCAACCTTGAATCCTCTCGTCGCATGGGTAGGACTAACGAGACTCAGTATCCTGACCCAGACGTTCAAGGATACAACCCTTGTGCTGAACAATCATTAGCTAACTTTGAGACGTGCTGCTTGGCTGAGATTTTCTTGCCAAACATTGAGTCAGAAGAGGAGTTACTTAAGGTTTCTAAGTACCTGTACAGAATCAATAAGCATAGTCTTGCGATTAAATGCGCAGTGAAGGAGACTGAAGAGATTGTCCATCAAAACATGCGAATGGGTATTGGGGTTACCGGGTACCTACAAGCAACTGAAGAACAGCGTCAATGGTTATCTGGCGTTTACCCTAAACTAAGAGAATACGACGATGACTATTCAAGACTACGAGGATTTCCAAAGTCTATTAAGCTCACCACAGTTAAGCCCAGTGGGACGTTGTCTTTACTTGCTGGCGTTACACCGGGAGCTCATCCCGGATACTCAGAATATTTCATTAGACGAATTAGAATGGCTTCAGGTAGCGACCTTGTACAAGCTTGTCGGGACCGAGGGTATAGCATAGAGTACGTCAAGAACTTTGATGGCACTGAAGACCATGGAACCGTAGTCGTTGAATTTCCGTGCAAGTTTCCTGAGGGTACGATGTACGCAAAAGACATGACTGCTATTGACCAACTGAAAGTAATCAAAAGATTGCAGCAAGAGTGGTCAGACAACAGCGTGTCTGTAACAATCTACTATCGCAAAGAGGAGCTAGAAGACATCAAGATGTGGCTCGCATTAGAGTATGACAACGTAAAGTCTGTTAGCTTTCTACTGCATAATGAACACGGGTTTGCGCAAGCTCCGTTTGAAGAGATTTCTAAGGAGGTCTATGACGATATGAGCTCTAAGGTTAGGCCCATTACTGGCCTTGGTGTGTTAGACATGGGGGACATCGAGATTCAAGATTGTGATACAGGAGCATGCCCAGTACGATGAACCCACAACCTAGCAAACAGTTTCTCGCTAACCTTATTGCGTTTAGAAGGGAGCAGTTCGTCCAGACTTTGGCGGACAACGAAGCGCTACTCGCTGACGGATTTGAAGAAGCTCTAATCGGACATACTAACGGACACAACGTGGTTGCTGTGTATGACTACGACTTATGCGTACAAATCCTGATGGAGGGAGAAGGCATGAGCACTGAAGACGCCATTGAATTCATGGAGTTTAATGTGGTAGGCTCTTACGTCGGGGAAAAGACTCCGATATTCATCTCTCTATCGTGAGGGCTATGAGCCATTGTTGGGTGAGCCAACTTTACTATCTTGGTACTGTTACGCCGGACTAGTGTCGGAGTTTCGTTACCTTAATTAGACCCCTGCTCTTCGGAGTGGGGGTTTTTATTTTCTGGTCTTTTCGATTGTTCGGCCAGCAAAGTAAGCGCCAAAGGACGTTAGCATTAGAATCTGTAGCAGGTCGATGTAGCTATCCTTCACGTCGAACGGCCACTCTTCTA